TCACCGCTAATACATGTGAGGTGCGGAACTACCAAAGAGCGATTGACACATCCACCGCTAACCATGCGCTGGCAGGCGGGCATTACGGGCAAACTTGGCAGGATGTAACTGCGAGCAGAGCTCTTGACGTTATCTACACGAATACAACCGGGAAGACAATCTCGGTTAGCGTTATCTTTACCGGTACATCCAACTATGCAGACATTAGAATATATGCTCCGGCTCTCGTGGAGCAGAGTACCGGGCCAGCTGCTGGTCGGTTAACTGTTGGCCCCGTAATCGTCCCCGCCGGTGCAATTTATATGGTGCGAAGGCTCGGCACTGCTGGGGCTATATATGCTTGGACTGAATTGAGATAGGAGGAATCATGAAACATTACAAGAATCCACTAACAGCCGAAATCTACGCTTATGCCGCCGACGGCTCGCAGGACGCTTATATCAAGCCGGAACTCATCCCTATTTCGGATGCGGAACTGGCCGTCTTGCGCGCACCGACACTAGAGCAGGTGAAAGAAGCAGCCATCGCAACTATCAAAGGTCGCATAGCCGCACTAGAACAGTCGCAATCAAGAGCGGTACGCGAAGTCCTGCTGGGAGGTCCGACCGATAGGCTGGCAGCAATAGATGCCCAGATTGTGGCAGCTCGAGCGGAACTAGTGAAGGCGATGGCATGATGTATCCCATCAAAGCCCTTGCTTCGGTCGTGGTCACGCTGACAGCCTATATGTTCAACTGGCTGTTTGCGTTATTCGTCCAGTCAGACGGCAATCTCCCTCGATGGCTCAAGTGGTTCCAGCCATCCGATAATCTCGCTATCGGGGATGCGCGGTGGAAGGCGGAGCACCCGGGCTACAGCAACTATATGCTTGCTTTAACCTATATGAACCGCAATCCTGCGCAGGGCTTTGACCAGCTATTGCAAGCCGACGTGTCAGAGAGCACCCCTGTAAAGGTGAGTGGTAACCTTTATATCAGAGTTGGCCCGAAGGGCATTGGCGGCTGGTGTCTATTGCAAAAGGATACAGTCACAATACCCTCGGTCAGCTTGTGTTCACCCCGGCCAGATTTCATCAATTTTACAGATAAGGAAACAGCATGGAATTTCGACTGGGACTGCCGGAATTAATCGCTTTTGCATTGGCAAATGTCAGGCTACCGCAATGAACTTTACAAAAGTTTACGGTTATGCATAATTATGAATTCAAATTTTAATAAATAATCATGTAGCTACTTTAACAACTTAACAAAGACTTAACAAAGGAATATCGAATATGAGTACAGCTAAAATTAAAAAATTAAAAACACAGATTTATTTCACCGCAACATGGTTAGCGAATGTATTGACAGTAACAACATCATCAGCACATTATCTGGTGACTGGTGATGTAGTATCAGTAATACCAGCATCTGCACTTGATATGACATTAAAGGGGCAAGTAACTGTCCTCTCTCCTACTGAATTTACAATCTCAACAAATCAACCGTACTCATATTTAAGAGGACTCGTTGAAGTCGATTTCTTCCGAACTGGTCAAACTGGCAGACAAATATTCACATTACCTAGAAGTACTGGAACGGCAGCTGTCATGCAGAGCTTTGTTACTGGAGCAGGCGGCGCTGCATATAACTTTGACCTATCGTTAGATGGCACACATTGGGTACCAGCAGCATCTGTCACTCATCCGCTTGTAGATGGTGATTCTGATTTCCAGACAATTGCTCCAGCTTGGTTATATGCTTCAATTGATATTACTTCAATCGGCGCTGCGACTAAACTTGAAGTATTATATAGCGCATAGACATAAACCTTATGAATACAACTGCACTCAATGGTATTTCCTCAGATACCATATTGACTGTACGGCCCTCTGATACTCCTTCTGTCGATGCCTTTGGTCGACAACGCATTTCTCAGCCATTCGGTTTATTTGATAATAAGTTCCTTTCATCTAAAAATCACCTTCTTTGGGATGAGCGATTAACTGGATGTATTATGATTCATGGGACTGTAACTGGAACATTTGAAGTTGGGCAAACATTCACTGGTTCAACATCTGAATATCATGGGGTAATTGCATCAGTCGATAATCCGACATCATTCACATATTCAACGATTGATAATTCATTTACAGTTGGAGAAACAATAACAACGGCTACTGGTTCCGCTGTTATAACATCTATTAATACCGGTACTCATGTTGAATATCAATATTATAGAGCATCAGTTGCTTTGAAAGTTGGCACATTGCAAGGTCAGAAAGCAATACGTCAGACATTTCGATATTTTCCATATATTTCAGGATATTCTCAATTAGTGAATACTACACAGGTATTTAATGAACCAAAAATCGGGCTGAAACAAACTGTAATGTATGGTGATAATCTCAATGGTATTGGCATTGTACAAGATGAATTGATAACTAAACTGTTGATTCGTAGTAATACATCAGGTGTTCCAGTTGATAGTTTGTTAGCACAATCTGACTGGAATTTAGATAATCTATCCGGCAATGGAGTAGAGCATGGCAATCCTTCAGGTGTGAAACTTGATATAACAAAGAATCAGATTCAAACACTTGACTTTCAATGGTTGGGAGTTGGTAGAATTCGCTGTGGATTTAATATCGATGGTAAATTGATATATGTCCATGAATTTAATCACGCTACTCTGGCATCTGGCGTTTATATGAGAACTCCCACGTTGCCAATCAGATATGAGATTGAGAATGTTAGTGCGACGGCTTCTCCGTCTTCCTTAGAGCAAATATGCGCGGCGGTTGCAAGCGAAGGTGGATATGCGATTCCTGGATTTGAATTCTCTGTATCACATGGTATTACTGAGAGGTCGCTGGCAGATGGGGTTAGGACGCCAATATTAGCCATCAGATTAAAAAATGCATCTGAAAATGGTGGGATACCAGTAAGAAATACATTAAAATTAATAGATTCTGGCTTATTCGCAAGAGCAGCTGATGTTTATTTTGAATTGGTACATATTCATGAAATGAGAAGTTTCACTGGTACATGGATATCAATCGATGATAGCAGTGCTGCAATGATTTCAAAAGACATAACTGCGCTGACTGCCCATCACATTCATGAGATTGAAGGTGCCATGGTCGCTACCGGCACGGGGATGAATGCAGGAGCAACAGATGTAATTAATACATCTATTATCAGTAATCATATTTATTTGAGTCAAGACATTGACAGCGAATTGTCAGAAATGTTTGTGATTTACGCAACATCAAGATTTGGTGCAGGATATGCATCAGCTCACATCTCCTGGATTGAATTAGAATGAACGGCTTAAATTGTTTTAGAAAAGATTATATAAACTATAGACTGATGAAGATTCTTCTGACATCTGACTTGTTGATTACTCGAGCGGCAGTTGGGTTATCGTCGATATTGTTTTCAATGGTGGTGTCAGTGCATTATTTATTAACCCCGAATTTTTATGATTTATTTTGGGTATTATTTTCTATGATTCATGGACTTATCACATACTGGGCTCTTATAACAGATAGAACGACAAAATACACTTTTGTAGGCGAAGCATTAGCAGGATTTATCTTATGGAATTATACATCACTTTCATTATTTTTAGAAAATGGAATGATAGAAGCAGGATATAATATAGTCGGCGCTGCGGCAACACCAACTTTTGTTATTGGACTTGCGACATGGTGGATTCTTTCAAGATACCCTAGAATAAATACAAAAACATCACAGGATACCAAATGCCGCTCAAAGAAACAATAGATGTAATACAACATAGTTCACAAACTGGAAGTGATATATTCACACTAATATTTTCAATATTAATCGCAGGAGCAGGCGCTGCGCTGTGGATGCGCCGAAAGCTATCTAAGGACTCGCTTGAGATAAAGAAGGATTCAGCAGAAAGTGATTTGATTCAACACTTAGAAGATGAACGCGATGTCTTAAAAAAGGACAAAGAGCATTTATTTAATCGACTTATTCAGACAGATACAGAAAAAAATGAAGCAGTCAATAAGGTAGGGCAATTATCAGTAGAAGTAAAACATTTATCGGCGCAAGTTAATCAATTAGAATTGATGGTAAATACTCTATCACACGAGTTGAAAAGTGCAACAACAGCGATGCAAGAGCTTGTAATCGAAAATGCAAATCTAAATGCAAAACTTGGTGCAATGAAAGAAATATTTTCTATGAAATGTGATAATTGTACTTACAAACGAGAGTGTGATTTAACGGGGAGCATTTAATAACGTGTTAGAACAATTCCAATTATACCTTCCGCACATTATAATATTTGTAATCATTTTTATTATTATGTACAAAGCACACAAGAGTGCAGATTCAGTATTCAATGTTTTTGATTATATCATTGACCCATCTACTAAGAAAGCATCTATTACCCGAACAGGTCAAGTGATAGCTATTTTAACGTCAACATGGGCCATCGCTAAAATGACAGCACTTGGTACACTAACTGCCGAAATGTTAGCGATATATCTAGCAGCACTTGGCGCGTCTTCTGCCTGGTCGAAATATATAGGTGCTAAATTTATAGATAAACACGAAGGCACTAAATTAGAATGAGTCAATTCACTACACCCGCGCAACTTGAGATGCTGGGTGACTTTAAATGGAAATTACTTGTTCCATTTGAATATCATGTCGGAAAATATCCTAGTGAAGATGTCATCACAGTACCCGCTGGCTTTGTGGCGGATTTAGCAACAATCCCTAGAATATTTTGGCCCATATTGCCACCCCATGGAGAATATGCCAAATCGGCTATCATACATGATTATCTATATGTAAATGCAATAGGGGCAAAGAATTATGCAGATTATGTTTTATTTGAATCCATGGGAGTTTTAGGCGTAGCTGCATGGAGAAAATATATCATTTTTTGGTCAGTAAGATGGTTTGGTCGAGGGAATCATCAATGATTAAATGCGCAAATTGCAATACTTTGCAATATGTTAAGAATAATAGACGATGTATTCATTGCGGTGATTATTTGTGATAATCAGATGGCTTAAAGAATATTGGTTTTTAGTTGTGTTCTTATTTGCATCTGGTATGGCATGGGCAGAAACTACAGCTAAAATTCAAACTATCGAAGATGCAGTTAAATCCCAATCACAAGTACAACAAGAAATTGTACACCTAAAAGAGGGGCAAGCAAAACTTGATGATCGCACAAAATTGATGCTAGATGAACAAAAAGAGACACAACAATTATTGCGGCAAATGTTGCTCGAACAGAAAAGGATAAACAAATAATGACTTATTGGGTAATTACAAAAGATAATTGGTTTGGTGTGTCACCGATAGATTCAAATTTCAAATCATCAGAAGGTTATACCATATTTAAATTTGATACCGATATTCCTGATATGAAATTTAATACATGGGACTTTGTCAATAATGAATGGATTAATAATGGATTAGGTAAGTCAAGTAGAGTCGATTTCATTACTAGATTCTCCGCCGCAGGTACTTAAACTATGGCAATTAATAGTAGACAACAATTAGCTGATTTTGCACTCAGACAACTCGGTGGCGGCATCAATAATATTGAAATCACACCTGAGCAGATAGAGGATAATATAGCACTTGCTATTGAGCATTATCAAGAATATCACTTTGATGGGATAGTGAGAGATTATTTAGTTCACAAAATATCAGGCACAAAATTATTTTTGGATGATACTACAGGCTTCAAAGTAGGCACTAAAGTCAGTGCTATGGACAATAAAACATTCGCAGAAATTGTCGAGGTATCTACCAATACAATAACGATAAATCGCCAAATTGGATACGAAAAATTTGTTATAAATCAAGAGGTTAAAAATAGCGAGTTGTCTAGTACAACATTTATCCGGGAAATTGTTTTAGGAGATGTTGACAATGGTTGGATTGAAGCAGGCGAAAATATTATTGGTGTAATACGCATATTAAACATAACGAGTGTATTGGGCTCATCTGATTATATGTTCAATATGCAATATCAGATAATGATGACTGAATTACAAGCGCTAACAAAAGCTGGCGCTAGTATGTATTGGCAGACATTAAATTATCTAGGACATTTGGATTTTATATTAAAGAAAGAGAAGAATTTTTCTTTCAACCGGCGCATGAACCGATTGATGTTGGAAATTGCATGGGGTACAGATGTTAGAGTAGGTGATATTGTTGCTGCCGAAGTATATCATACCATCGACGAAGAAAAGTACACTGAAGTATACAACGATATATGGCTAAAGAATTATGTTACTGCATTGTTTAAAAAGCAGTGGGGGACAAATTTAAAGAAATATAAAGGAATGCAATTGCCTGGCGGACTTGTTTATGACGGACAGACCACGTACGACGAAGCCGTACAGGAAATTAAAAACTTGCAAGATGATGCAATAATTAGCTCGGCTCCATTATCGTTTTTCATAGGATGATATGTCTAGTTTAATTAACCCATTTTTTCACAAGAATAGAGGATTAGAGCAAAATTTGATAGATGGTTTTGTCCGTGAGTCTATTCAACTCATGGGTGAAACTTATTATTATCTCCCTAGGGACGTACAAATAGAGAATTTAATTCTGGGAGAGGATGTTGTTAGTAAATTTAAGGTTGCTATACCAATTGAAATGTATCTTGTCGATAGTCAAGGATTCCAAGGCGACAAAGAAATGTTCTCTAAATTTGGATTAGAAATCAGAAATTCATACAAACTCGTAGTGCATAAAACTCGATGGGAAGATGAAATAGCATCACAATTTGATAATAATCAATTTAAAGTACTAAAAGAACAGGGAGTAGGATTTATATTATTGGAGGAAGGGTCTGTTCTGCTCGGCGAAAATACGACAGACGAATCAATATATGATATAACTAATTATATCAGACCGAGAGAAGGAGATTTAATATATGACCCAATTACAAAATTCCTATTAGAAATTAAATTTGTAGACCATGATGTAGAATTCTTTGCATTAGGAAGAAATTATCAGTATTATCTATCCTGCGAAGCATTCCAATATAACAACGAAGAAATTAATACTGGCATAGAAAACATTGATATATTTGCATCGAACTCAAAAGATATACTAGATAATCAATTGTTAGCAGAAAATGGATATGCCATAAGTTTTGAACAAGGAGGATTTGTGCTGGTGGATGATACGCCTATCATAAGTATAAGAGAAAGCGGCACTGATTTTAAACCTGGTGCTATAAAAGTTAAATCAACTGTAATTAACCCATTCGGAGTATGATTATGTCAACAATGAAAGAATGCATGGCAGGACTTGTAGCTGGAATGGAATCTTATTACGCAGCACATAATAGTGGTATGTAATTAATGTCTTTATTCAGCCAAACTCCGTTTTATCACGAATCTATATTAAGATTTTTCACTGCCTTCGGTGACATATTTTCTGGTATTACTATTACAAAGAGAGATGAAACTGGGAACAAAGTAAAAGTATATGAAGTACCAATTGAGTACGCGCCAAAAAACAAATGGTTAAGACGTATACGAGAACAAAATGATTTGACTGCGCATCAAGTAAAAATGACATTGCCTAGGATGTCATTTGAAATGATTGATATTCGATATGCACCAGATAGAAAAGTTGGAGTGAATGGAGCATACGCAATGGGTAATATAGCAGGGAACAGAGGAAAAATATATCCGCCTACTCCCTATGATGTTATTTTTAATGTATATGCACTGACCAAAGACCAGAATGATGCTTTGCAAATTATAGAACAAATTATACCTTATTTTCAGCCGTATCTATCATTGACATATGAGATATTACCTGAATATCAAATATCAAAAGATGTACCCATTACAATGCAGTCATATCAGATAGAAGATGCATTCGAAGGTTCTCCTGAAGATGTTAGAACAGTAAATCAAATTTTTACATTCGCTGCTCAACTGGACTTCTTTGGCCCAATGATTACAAACAGCTCGATAATAAAAGATGTCATTGCTAATATCGGTTATGAGTATCAGAAACCAGCTCATACTAAGATTGAAGTTAAGGTCGACCCTATAACATCAAATGTCGATGATGATTATGTAATAAATACATCAATAACAACATTGATTTGATAAAATGACTAAAGAATTGGCAATGATTTTCGACGTGAAACCAGTGGAAGTGATAGATAATGCGGGCAATTCAATGACAGTAGTACCAGATGGTGCAGAGGATGAGGACTTTATTTATGCTAGAACTCGTACTTATGAACTCGCAGAAAAGGGAGCCGAGGCACTCGAAGTCGCAATGCGAATAGTTAGAGGAGCAGAAAGCCCCGCTGCTATCACAGCATTGAGTGGACTCATAAAAACGATGTCGGATGTCAATAAGAATTTATTGCTATTAAACAAAGATAAAGCAGAAGCAAAGAGTGCTAAATCTGGGCAAAAAACAGGAACAAATGTAGGTACTGCTGTACAAAATCAAACAAATATATTATTTTCGGGAAGCAGCAAAGATTTAAATCAACTTTTACAGGAACAAATAGCAAAATGACAAATACAAAAACACAAGGGGTAAAATCATTTTTAGAATTTTCATCAGGACCCTCGTATGCAGAACTTCGCCAAGCACTAGCAGAAGCAGATAAAATCGAATCTACTGCAATATTGGATGAATCTACTGAACATAAAGTATTTAATATAAAGCCCGTATCTAATAGAGTGGAAACAGATAGCACTAAACCAGGGTATGATAAACGAACTGCGTATGCAATATATGGTAAGCCCACCACCGAAAACAAAGAAGGTACTGCATCCAATATTGCAAACCATGAAAAAATAACAGGCCGACCTGCCTCTCCTACCACAAGAAAGGCATTAAAGGCATTTAAGCATGAAACAAATGGTGAAGGGATTTCAAAGTTATTCAGACTGTATGGCCATGCTGACCCAAAACTAATTCCCTCGGAAGATAGAAAGTCGGAAATAACTTCAAATTTTAGAGAATATGCAGACTTAAGGAAAAATAATCCTGAAGAATATGCTCGAAGAGTCAAAGAAATGCGCTCCAAAAAGTTGGGCGAAGTGCTTGGGAATAAAACAAAAACAGATACAGTAGCAGATTTGCCTGGTATTAATAAAGGCGAAGAGAATGGACATGAAACCTTGGGCTTTGGTGGCAATCCAGATATTAGGCGGCATTATACTGATTTACATGGAAATTATGTAAACGGAAATGCATGTCATGGCAAGGGTAATTGTGTCCATTCATGCTTGGCCAAAAATGGGTGTGGCGGCTTTGAATCAGTTAAAGGACATAGAGACTTTTATGACCAGCGGTCATCTCATAATGCTGCGGCCAGAAAAGACCATGATTTAGAATTGTTTCATCAACTTCATGAAATATCAAAGAAGGCAAAGAAGAATAATAAAGGTGTGATTGTGCGGCCGGATGTTACAACAGGACACCAACAAACTGAATACGCAGATGCTATTTCAGAGCACTTTGGCCCACATAGTGCTGGGGTAAAGGCTGGAACACATGCTGTAGTCAGGTCTGATACATACGGCAAAATGGCTGGAACAGATAAAGATCCTCATAGTAGAGAAAAGGCTATTAATACAGCAATATCAGACCAAGGAGTACCGGCAAACAAACGAGATGTGGATGCGCATATTAAGCTTAACTCCCTGCTGCGTAGACGAGGTAAAGATGCTCGTGTTGCATATACTGTAATGAAAGTTACTCATCGACAAGATAATAAAGATGGCACAGAAAAGATACATAATAACCCGAAAGATGCAGAGAACTGGAAAAAGGTTATGAATGTTACCTCGACTAGGCGATATGATATTCTTCATTCTACTCCCGGTACAGGAGAAGGTGAAAATCCTAACGAAACGAGAAAAGAATATCACGACGAAAAAAATAGGAATGGTCGGGTAACACATGAAGGAAAGAGTTATTATTACACTGACCATCGGGTACCGGCGCCACTGACTGATACTAAAGGAAAGCGTAAAGTATCTAGCTACCACGATGCTCGGGGATTGGAACTAGCGCACCATATATTAAATCATCCTAATGAACATGGTATCAATGCGGTATCTCCAGCTACAGCATCTACTAGTTTTAAAGAAGGTCCTTCAATTTTTCATAATCCAGATAATATTTCAGACAACACTCTTCATATATTACATCCAGCATCTCCTGAGGCAGCTAAAGCAAGGGAAATATTAACCAGAACGAAGTCATTGAAAGAAGCTAGTGCTGCTCGCCGACGGTTTGGAGACAAATTTAGATTAGAGTTAAAAGAATCTAAAATGGGTGAAGTACATGATGCTATCATGTCTAAATTCCCTGATAAACACGATGTTGAAATTCAAGACCCTGAAATTCATACCCACAGTAATTACAATCAATCTCTCAAGAGGGAAGAAAAAAGAAAATATGTAGTATATCCAGTTACTTTTTACGAAAAACCAAAGACATCAACTGGCTGGCGACAGCCACGTCAAACAACTGTACATCACCCTATTGGTGACCACACAGATGTAAGAATGGGATTACCTAAAAGACTTGGTGGCGACATCATCAGAGTTACGTAATGGTTCTGATTTGCCGCTGCGCGAATTCGCGCCGCCTAAATAAAAGATGATTAGTTTACCGGACAGTATACGTGAATTATTAGAAATATTTTCCTTTAGAGGCTCTGATGACCTTCGGCCTGCTGGCGCAGTAGTAGAATACACGCCAGAAATGATTGCGGAATATATAAAATGTAGTAAAGACCCTATATATTTTATACGACATTATATCACTGTAGTGCACCCAGATAGAGGTGCGGTTCTCATGGATTTATATCCATTTCAAGAAGACATGGTTAAATGCTACCATGAGAACAAGCGCGTGATATTTATGACTCCGCGGCAGTATGGCAAGACTTCGGTCTCTGCTGCATATTTTGTTTGGTTTATATTGTTTAATGATAATAAATCTGTTGCTATATTGGCCAACAAACAATCTACGGCAGATGAAATTATGCAACGCGTTAGATTTGCATATTCTAACTTGCCTAAATGGATGCAGCAAGGAGTGAGTTCTTGGAATAAAAGGTCTATTGAATTAGAGAATGGGAGTAAGATATTCGGCGCCGCCACTTCTTCCAGCGGCATTCGAGGAAAATCAATTCAGTTACTGTATCTTGACGAATATGGATTTGTTCCTAATAATATAGCGGACGAGTTCTTCACTTCGGTTTATCCAACAATCATTGCTGGCGAAAATACTAAGGTATATATAACTAGCACGCCGAACGGTTACAATCACTTTCAGAAGATGTGGAGAGAAGCAGAAACTGGGAAAAACGGATTTTCTTTCCTGCGTGTTCATTGGTACGATATGCCAGGCAGAACACAAGAATGGTATAATAAACAAATAGAGGTATTAGGTGAACTAAAGGCATCTCAAGAGCTTTCCTGTGAATTCTTGGGCTCTAGCATGACATTATTGTCTGGTTCTACTTTGGCGAGATTAACACACGATATACCTATTAAAGAATATACTGATCAGTATAAGGGATTACAGGTATATCAGGAACCACAAAAGGACAGATTATATTCGATGTCGGTTGATGTATCGAGAGGCAGACATTTAGACTATTCTGCTTTTATTATTTTTGACATTACATCATATCCACATCGAATTGTAGCAAAATATAGAAACAACGAAATACCTCCTCTTTTATATGCATCATTACTACAGAAAGTGGGTTCAACATATAATGATGCATACATATTGATAGAAATAAATGACATCGGCGGGCAAGTAGCAGATATTCTGTGGAATGAACTGGAATATGAAAACATGCATTGGACAAAATCGGGCACTGAACTTGGCAAACAAGGTACTGACCCATATCCAGGTGTTAGAACAACTAAGAAAACAAAACGAATTGGATGCGCAAATTTAAAGGATATGATTGACAACAATCAATTGATTGTAAATGATTATGATTTTATTCATGAACTAAGCACGTTTATTCAATCCAACAATGGGTCGTATGAAGCAGACAAAGGATTTCATGATGATGTGGTGATGTGCGGAATAATGCATGCATGGCTTGTGTCTCAACGGTTCTTCAATGAATTGACTGATAGTGACTTAAGACATTCGATGCATAGCAATCACGTGAAAGAATTAGAAGACCAAATTTGTATGACAGGATTCTATAATGATGGAGTAGAAGATGCTATACTCAATGATAACAGGAATGAGTATTATTCGTGGGACGGCTATCGATAAATAACTAATGACTTTACTAGGAATTTAACTATGTATACAGCAACACCAGAACAACACAAAAAAACAATGGCAACGTTTTCCAAATCTCAACAGACATTAAAAACACTTGAGAAAATGAAAAAAAGAGAGCAAGATGACAATAAAACTAGAAATTTTAAATTTATTGCTAAATTAAAAACACATGATAATGTAAAACAAAAGCCTTATGTATCATCTGGTAAAGACGGGTGGCATGTATTAGACGGCAAAGGCAAAACATTGAAGTCTTTTTCAAAGACAAAAGAAGGCAGATTATCTGCACAGATGTATCTTAAGCAACACTTTTCAAAACTTAGCAAACATAATGAGGGTACAGAAATAAATGAATCTCCTTTCATCGTGACCCATGACCCATCTACATATAGGTTTTTAGTGCATAAACCCGGTAAAGATGCAGTGAAATCTTTTTCATATACTGATGCGGAAGATAAAGATTCAGTTAGACAGTCTGCTGAAAAACATGCAAATTCATTAAAAGAGTCAATTATTGCAACATTTGAAACTTGGTTAATCGAGTCTGCTACATTAGATAATGATAGTAGAGGTAAGCTACATGAGATTCTTGTCGCAGCGCATTTAAACAGGCTGATACACGGCAATCTGACCCATGCCGACCACTTTAGAGATGAAAAGGGCAGAACACCAGAAGAAGCACACAATAATTTGGTAAAAGGACTGTCAGATGCTTCATATCAAGAAGCACATTCACATGCGGTTCAAGCAGCGGAAGAAATTCATACTCATATAAAAGCAAATCATCCAGAGCTTTTAGCAAACAAAGAGCATCATGTAAAAGTATCTTGGACGTCATTAAAATCAGACCACGAAAAATTGACAGGTAAGAAAGATGAATCTCATTCTGGTGGGGCGGATATAATGTTGTCTAGTCACGATGCAACCGGTAACCTTCATCATGCAGTAGGATACTCATTGAAGATTGCAGATAATAAAATTACTACCGGGCAAACAGGTTCTAAAACAACCGAACAAGTAATGGGTATGCCAATAGGCTCATTGACTAAACACGACACCAATCATAGATTAGAAGTAAGTAATATATTAAAAAAACACGGGCATGATGCTGATTCTATGTCAGAACATCAGAAACATGTTGCATTTAAATTATCGAGAGATAATACAAATCCAGCCGGCAGAAAAATGGCAGATGAAATAAGAGCATCTGCTTATAAACATGCCGCAAATAAAGTTAAAGAAATCAAAGAACATCTTGGTTCACTATCAGATTCTGAGCAAAAAAATAGAATCACTGAGTTTGTAGCACCATCGCATGCGTTTCCTACATATCAAGTAGCTACTTCGCCAAAGTCTAAAACAACTAAAATAAAAAACGAAAGAGAAGATATAACAAATAGATATAATGCGGCTGGTAAACTATCGTATACGCAATCAGAAGGAAATGGGAATTCTCTTTTAGTTAAGAACAGTGAAGGAAAGACATTACATAGGATTGAGATAAGAGCTAAAAGACCTATCGGACATTCAGAAATCTTGGTAAAATAGCATGAAACTAAAAGAAGCTAAAATAAGATTTGGTTCAATTGAAGAAACGGCATAAATGTTAAAGTTCAAAGCATACATACTAGAAACATATGATAATCAATTGTTAGAATCTATAACAGCTGATACTGAAAAAGTAAAAACACATTTATCGCATGTAGAAGATTTAGGGCACGAATTGGGGCACGCTGGTACTGAACATGCCATAGGAGCATTACAATCCGCCGCACAACATATAGAACATGGTAAACACAATCCATCATTCACTTCGAAGGTAGATGGTGGAATATCTGTTGTAGCAGGCAAACATCCTATTAATGGAAAGCAATGTGTTGCATATAAGAGTGCATTAAATAAAGTAGGCGCCGATAATGAACATACTGCTAAAATATGTTATTCTCATGCTGATATTGATAAATATCATTCAGATAAACCATATGTAGCAGAACCATTACATCATGCATTAGACCATGCACATAAGGTATTACCAAAAGAAGGTCTTCATCAAGGTGATGTGCTATTCACAAGTAAAACGAAAAAAGAAGAGGGTGATAAAGTAGGATTCGAGCCAAATACTATTAAATATAGTGCTAAGAAATCCTCGGCGGAAGGAAAAAAGATATTAAAGGCACGATTCGGCGCGGCATGGCACACTAGCTATTCTATGGTAAATGGTAAACTAACAGCTAAACCAATCGAACACGATACTCTAACAAGTCACGATGATTCATACAATTTGTCCACGTCAAATGATACATCCAAAGCTCATTTTTCAGAGTCAGATAAAGCAGAAGTAAATGGCCACATAGAAGCTGCAAAGAAAATTCATCAAGAAAATGGGGTTAATATGCATAATGCGGTACATGGGGTAGGTAAACATGTTAGCACATATATTAATCAAACCGTTCGGCACAATGAACCTCCTTCTACAGAAGGATTAAAGTCTCATATCATAGCAAATGGGAAAAAAGAATTTGAATCCGTCAAATCAGAAAAGGCAAAAGCGAGAAAAGTAGCCAAAACACAACAGATACACAATCATATAGAAAATAATTCTGCTCACTTTGATAATTATTTCAAGCTGCATAAACATCTTCAACAAGCTAAAGACACATTAGTTAAAACATTAGATAATGCAGACCATCCATTAGAACATACTATTAATGGTAAGAAATCACACCCAGAAGGATACATCTTTCATCATAATGATTATCCTGTCAAATTAGTAGCTCGCAATGAATTTAGCAAAGCAAATTTTGAAAAAGTTAGAGATTGAATAAATGATTCAAATAAAACAATTATTCGAAGAAGCAGAAGAAGCAGAAAAAACAGAGGTTCTAGCCTATGGTAGGGCGCAGCCACCAACTTTTGGACATGCTAAAATGATAGATGCTGCGCTGAAAGAACCTGGGAAGAAACGTATATACGTTTCTCATTCTCAGGATAACAAAAAGAATCCACTTTCAGCAGATGAAAAGCTCGATATACTTCATAAAATGTATCCAAATCATAAACAAGTCTTTCGAAAATCAACTAAGGAAGAACCTACTATATTTCATGCTGCTGCGAGGATGCACAGAGAAGGTGTAAAACATTTAGTTGTAGTTGCTGGTGAAGATAGAGTAGCAGAATTTCAAGACAAATTGAATTTTTATAACGGAAAATTTGACAAAAACGGAAATGGATTTAACTTCAAATCAATAACAGTAAAATCAGCAGGTGCAAGAGACCCTGATGCTGAAGGTGTAGAGGGTATGTCAGCGTCAAAGATGAGAGATGCAGCAATAAAAGGAGATAAAAAATCATTTTATGCTGGATTACATACCAACTTGACAGATAAAGATAAAGATGATTTGATGACTACGATAAAAGACAGACTTTCAGTCAAAAATGAATCTTTCAAAATTGGAGATTGTGTTACTAATGGTTTAATAGAAGGCGAAATACTTCAACTTCATCCAAAATATGCTATCATAATATCAGATGGTATAGAACATAGATTGTGGACAGAAGACCTAACTATTAGCACTAGTGGTATTAAAAGAGACCAATTGTATAAAGATGCATTAATATTTAAGGGATATAAAACTAAGAATTTTAATCGTCAATTGGCGGAAGACTTCAAGGAAATCTCAAAAACACACGAAGATTCATATGCAGTATTATCGTGTTTAAAGGCATTCGATTATATACTTGGAGTCAATGATGTCACGATTCAAGAGGAATATTCTACTGTTAGAATTCAAATAGAACGTCTTCGACGATATGCAAAAAAGATTGAGTGTCCTTATCTAGTAGAAAAGGTAATATCAACAGTAGAAGAAGAATTATTAAAATATTCAATATTAGAAGGTATTAAATTCTTAACTACTGACAGGATTATGATAGCTAGAGTTGTTGCGATGGTAGCTGGTATTACAACAACTAATGCCGACCCTACAAATACAATAAATAATGCTATAATCAAATTGAGAACAGCACAACTTACTCCGCCTGGGTGGCAGATAGTAGGCAGATTAATGAAAGTAGTAGATTCTGCTGGTATACCATGGAACAAAAATACATTTTCAAATTCACAATTACGAATGATGGGACTATTAAAATGAACTTCAAACAACTATTATCAACAAAACTACTCGGTTCATTAAAAGAATCTGCTCCTGCACGAGCATCTGACATTGTTACTATTAATAAACCGGGCAATTCTCTTCATGGCAAGAAAGGGAGAGTATTTTACAGACATCCGGATGGTAGAGTCAATGTGCAAGTTGGGGATGGGAAAAATATAAAGGCCAATCTGACATTAAAGAAAGATGAATTCAACGAATCATTTGACTTGAAAGCCGAATTAGATGCAGCAGAAGAATATGCAAATAAAAAATTAAAGGATAAAAGAAAATTACCAGTAGATACTGATGATTCTTGGTCTAGTAGCAAACACACTCAAGTAACAGATAAGTCATTTGCTGATACTAAACCAGTCGGGAGAAGACATATTGGTACGTATGGTACATCATATAATCCATCTGATGATGAAGAAAACCCAGTTAAAGCAACTAAAGATACATCAGGTGCTCCTAAGAAAAGGGGCAGGCCAGTTGGTGCACTTGGTATAGCAAAAACTGGGTTGAATAAATCAAGTGCTGGAGATTCGAGCAAGAATCTAGCTCAGTTACTTGGAATCAAACTCGATAGAAAATTAATGGGCAAAAAACCAACTATTAGACACAAGTTAAGCGATGTTGATACATCTGGCATCAAAGTAGAAAACACAGACCTCTATGAAATGTCATACATGCCAAGCAATCGAGCATTATCATTAGTTGACAAATATTCGCTGGGGCTAGACCCGTCTAACCCAGAACACCAGAAGACCATTGCAGGCAGAATAAGGAAAGCATTGAATCTTTCGAGAGTAGTTGTTATGGGGCATGATAAGATTGCGCACGAATAATGAGCACACTTAAAGAATTAAAAGAAGGCAAGACAGCAAGAGCAGCAGCATTAGCTGCTTTGATCTCCGCAGGGGGGATGTTTGCAGCAACAGATGTTGATAAAAGACCGGTAGATGATACTGGACAAAGATATGTAATACCATATCGTGCGCCGGTGACAAAGCCTATTGGTGTTACTACAATAAATGGAAAGCCGCACCATATTTATTGGCCCGGCGGTATAGCCTATCCAGCAAATGAAACAAATAAATAACATTATCGATAAGGAGAAATAAAATGAGTCAATGGTCATACACAAAAAAACCCAATTGGGTTGGGGATGGTAAAGATGCATATAATGGTGCTAATGTTGTTCCTACATTAAAAGGATGGGAATATCAACCTACTGGAGAAGTGCTAGTAGCAATAAGTTCATTAAACGTAAAGAATTCTGATGTAATAACTGTACCTACATTCACCGCGCTCGCTACATATTCTGGTACATCTACTATGGTGACAGGAGATGTACTGACAGTAACGTTGACTGCAAGTGAACCTGTAAAGGTGGACGGCACCCCAGCAATATCGCTCGTTGTCGGGGGTAATAATAGAGAATTAGTATTTAATCCTACATTATCGACCAGCACATCTTTGGTGTTTGAATATACCATTGTAGCAGGTGATTCTGCAATAGCGGGGCAAGTAACAATCGGAGCATCTACTGCTGGTGGTTCTGTTTATGATATAATTCAAGGCGGTGCGCTTATTGCAGCATCAGTGACATTTGTTGCACCGGATACTTCAACATCGACAGTTAACTAAGGATAATTTATGGCAGACACAAAAGTTAGTCAATTAACTCCTGCAAGCACTTTAAATCTTACAGATTTGCTGATGCTTGTTCAGGGAGGGGCATCGTTAAAAGCAGACATCGAAACAATCTCCTTAAATCTACCGAGTAGATTAATCGTTAAAGAATTGTCTGAATCACTTGTATCTGGCGCAATTGCCACGAATATCCTTTCTTCTAGGGTTCATAGCACAACTGCCAGTGCGGCATATACACTAGCGGCGGGCACACATGGTATGGAAAAAGAAATCGTGTGTGAATCCGCAGAGGTTACAACTCCTAGTGCCGTGGTAACTGTTACTGGCGGATTGGGAGTGAACACGATAACCTTTTCTGTCGTTGGACAAAGCGTCAAGTTGAAAAATATAAATGATAGCTGGTATGTAATGAGTTCAAACGGCGCTGTTATTGCTTAATCAAGGTACCCAATGGCACAACCAAAAATAAAAATGAGTATGATGTCAGTGGCCAAGACAATAACGGCCACTGATACCTTGATGCTATTACAAAATGGAGTCAATAAAACTACAACAATATCAAATTTACTCAAAAATTTTAATACAAATGATAATATAAGATTAAATCCAATTCAATTATCGATAAACACTAGCATTTCATCGAAGAATGATGCTAATGCCCTTTTTGTAAATGGTGTCACGGATAAGATTGGAATAGGCACAAATCTACCTTCCTCTAAATTACATGTAATAGGCAACCTTCAAGTTGGTTCATCTTCTAGCGATGGTGTATTAGTCCAGTCGACTGAAGTCATCATATATACGGCGACCGATAGTACAAATGGGGTTACAAAAGCAATATCGCCTACTAGAGCTAATACTATACTCAAAAATGATAGTGGTGTTTATGGATTATACTCCCTATCTTCCGGTTATGACGGTCAGGTAAAAAGTATTGTTGTAAATACATTAGACCTCGGCAAGACAGTATCCATATCTATTATAGGCGAAGGATTTAATACCATAACATTAAATGCGGTTGGCGATACTGCGGTAATTCAGTATTCAGCATATACAAGCAAATGGTATTTAATCGGCGGGAATAATCCAGTATTGAGTACGATTTAGTAGATGATAACGAAGGATAATTTCATAATTATGGCAATGAGGGCGTATGATAATCCTTCATGCAAAACAATAATTGAATTCGAAAGTGATATATCAAAATTTACTAATTTAGTAAGATTAACGTCAAGAAATATGGGTCCTATCGAGACTCATTTGCTTTTAAATCAAATATTAATTTTGCTTAATTTATTTTCACCTGACATTTGTATCGAAATGATGTTTTTTAAAGTAAAAAAAGATGATTGGTATAAATTAAAAACTGTCCTTGTGTATTTGAACAGAATGCCGGATTACATACAAAATGCCAATATAAAGACAAAGGATATAATTATATGCAACGAGATGATGGACATATTGGGGAAGATATGACCTCGGTTGGTGCAGGTGGCATAGCAGCAATTGGAGTAAATCAATTGGGTGAACCTACTACTGACACTTTCGGTGAACCACCTAAGAAAAACACAATCAAAAGTCTGAAAAAAAGATTAAAAAAATTAAAGGACAAAAATGTTATTTGATAAACGTTTGATTATACTTTTTGTTATTGTTGTAGGACTCATTTTTTATTGGGCTAGTCTAGTAACAACAATAGAATCACAAAAAACAGAGATATTAAAATTATCTGTCGCAATTTCAACTCAAAACGTTGCAATAACAGAAGCTACAAATGAGCGAAATTCACTCCAACAGAAAATAAATGAAACTTCTCTGAAAAATGTAAAATTGAGTAATGAAAATAATAAGCTCAAGAATAAAATAACAAATAGACCTCCTGTCAATAATTGCGAAGATGCTTTTTCATATTTAACATCTACAGCAAAACAAGTAGCATCGGAGTTCAACAATAAATGAAAACATTAATATTATTATTTTTATTATCGCTGGGGGGATGTAAATCAATTGAATACGTATATGTTCCAGTATATACACCAATAGAAATACAGATGCCAGTGCGGCCTGTCTTGTCTAGTGTGGGTGGTACCTCTTATGATGTAATAGGCAAAAATATAGAAAATGATTTAATTGACCTAAAATCATATGCTATGCAACTAGAATTACTGTTAAACGATATAAGTATCAAACAGGGGCAGAAAATAAAAATCAATAAATAGAAGAATCATCTGAAATACAAATTTAAAGGAGCAGTATATGACTTTGCTATCAGCAGGCATTGAAATTAAAGAAAAGGACTTTTCACAGATAATCCCGTCGGTATCTAGTTCAGTAGGTGGTATCGCAGGCAGATTTCTCAAGGGACCGATAGAAACTCCTATTCTTATATCAGATGAGGATGAATTAGTTTCAGTTTTTGGTGAACCAAATGATACCAACGCAAATGAATGGCACACATGTTCAGAATTTTTGAAATATACAAATTCATGTTATGTTGTTAGAACTAGAAATACTGGTGTTACAAATGCAGATTCTACTGGGGACGCAGTAAGCATCGTCAATCGGGATGAATATGAAACAATTTCTTCGGCTGATAGAACTACAGCAGGCGAATTTATAGCAAAGAATCCAGGTAATGTAGGAAACGGTATTGGTATGATAATGGTAGATGCTGGTACATGGGCAGCATTCGATGCTTGGTGTGATACCAATTTGGCATTATTCCCTAATGGTGTGTCACTAGCATCATATTTTAATAGTGCACCAAGTACATCTGCGTATGTCAGTGGTAAAGCTTCTGACGGAAGTGAAAAAAATGATGAAATGCATATTCTTGTGTTAGATATAACAGGTGCAATATCTGGTGTACCTTATACCGTGCTCGAGAAATACGAAGGAACATCCAAAGCATCTGATGCAATTAATTATCAAGGGTTAACTACATATTACGTTAATGTCTTGAATGAATCTTCTAAATATGTATGGTGGACTAATCATCCTGTTGCCACCTCAGGTGCCTCTATTGTTCCGATGGGTGCTACATCGTATGATGCAGCATTGGCAGGTAACACATTTGCACAAATCAATATAATTGCTTCACCTAATTTCTTTTTGCAAACTCTATCAGGTGGAGTAGACGGTACATCAGCTACTGAAGCAGAAATTAAGTCTGCATATGACAAACTTGTAAACAAAGATTTGTATTCTATCGACCTAATCATGAGTGCTGCATTCTCGGTTGGTGTGTCGGGTACAATTGAAAAATACATCCTAGAAAATATCGTAGATGTTAGAAAAGATTGTGTAGGGTTTATATCACCACATCAAGCAGGTGCTCCTATTAGAGACGCAGCAGCTGCAATAACTAATATAATCGCATTCAAGTCTGCGGTCGGTGTTTCTGATTCTATTGCATCATACGGATTTATGGATACTGGCATGAAATATATCTTCGATAGATATTCAAAGAAATATCGCTGGGTTCCACTTAACGGTGATATGGCAGGATTAGCAGCTAGAACAGATTCTACAAATGACCCGTGGTGGTCTTTTGGTGGATTTAATCGTGGTGGGGTGAAGAATGCAATCAAATTGTCGTATAACCCAAACCAATCTGACCGAGATGTTCTATATCCTAAGGGAATTAATCCGGTAATAGTAGATGCTAATTCCGGGGTTACACTTCTCGGAGATAGAACTATGACAAATAAACCATCTGCATTTGATAGGATTAATGTACGAAGATTATTCATTTTGCTTGAAAAAGCAATTTCAAAAGCATCTAAATATATGTTATTTGAATTTAACGATAATTTTACTAGAGCGCAATTTAAAAATATGGTAGAACCTTTCTTAAAGACTATCAAAGGAAAACGTGGTATTACTGACTTTATTGTTCGCTGCGATGCTAGTAACAACACGGGGGATGTTATTGATAGAAATGAATTCTTGGCCGAAATTTACATCAAACCTGCGAGAAGCATAAGCTTCATTACACTGACTTTTGTCGCAACTCGCACTGATGTGTCATTTTCAACTGTAGTTGGTGCATAATTATTCATCAAAACACAATCATTCTTAAGGAGAAATAAAATTAGCATACTAAATTTTAAAGCAGCTTTACTTGGGGGTGGAGCTAGAGCAAATCAATTCCGAGTTACACTTAACTTCCCTGCATTTGTAACTGGGGCATCTACCGCGGCAAACAAAGCACAATTTTTATGCACCGCCGCAAGTTTACCCGGGCAAAACATCAATGTAGCAACTGTGATGTATCGCGGCCGCGAAGTAAAACTTGCTGGAGAAAGAATATTCCAAAATTGGACAGTGTCAATACTGAATGATAATGATTTTGATATTCATAATGCATTTGAATCGTGGATGCAACAAATAAACAACAAGCAGGAAAACTCTGGTATGGTTAATCCATTGTTATATACCACTAACATGAATGTAGAACAATTGGATAGAAATGGTGTTACATTAAAGAAATACACATTTCAAGATGCTTGGCCGACAGTAATTTCACCAATTGGTCTTGGATTCGACCACAATGATAGGGTAGAAGAATTTCAGGTAGAATTCGCCTATAGTTGGTTTGAGAGTGAAGCTTATAAAGGCCTTCAGGTTCATCTTTCTACTCCACTTGGTTCAATTTAATTTTAAATCTATAAATGCAAATTTCGGAAGAGTTACTTAATCTTTTTGGTTTAAAAATAAAGAGTAAAATGCCTGATAAATCGTTATCAGGTGCGCTGTCAACTGAATTAGATACAGATGGAAGTGGTATTACTTCCTCTATGTTATCGAGTGCTGGTGCCTTTGGTACGTATCTTGATACTGATGGGCAAATAAAAACAGAAGTAGAAGCTATTCGTAAATATAGAGAAATATCTCAATTTGCTGAAGTTGATATTGCAATTCAAGAAATCATTAATGAAGCTATACCACAAGAACAAGATACTAAATTAATTAAATTAAACCTCGATGGTTTAGATGATATTGTTTCAGATAATGTAAAAAATAAGATAAAGGATTCATTTGATATAATCTTAAAATTATTGGACTATGAAGATAAGGGAGCAGAATATTTTAGGAGATTTTATGTTGATGGTAGACTTCCATTCCAAATTATAGTTGATAAGAACAATATAAAAAATGGTATTCAAAAATTAGTATTATTAGACTCTCAAAATATTAAAAAAATGAGAGATGTCACTACAAAGACTAATTCTCAAAATGCTATCATAGTAGATAAGGTGGAAGAATATTATCTATACAACGAAAATGGATTCGGTGTTGGGAAGAATACACAAGGAACAGGTTCAAATACAATAAGCAATTTACAAATTAGTCCTGATGCAATAATATATATTACAAGTGGTCTAATTGACCAAAATACCGGCATGATTCTTGGGCATCTCAATAAGGCAATCAGGCCAATCAATCAACTTAGAATGTTGGAAGATGCAACTGTTGTTTATTTTATAGCTCGTGCACCAGAACGTAGAGTATTCTATGTCGATGTCGGTAATCTACCAAAACATAAAGCAGAACAATATTTGAAAGATATTGCTAATCGTTATCGCAATAAAATGGTATATGATGCTAAGACAGGTGACATAAAAAACGACAAGAAATATATGTCAATGTTAGAAGATTTTTGGATGCCACGCAGGGACGGTGGTAAAGGAACAGAAATTACTACACTCCAAGGTGCTCAGAATGTTACTGGTTATCTTGATTCGCTCGAGTGGTTTAAAGAAAAGATGTATGAAGCACTGAATATACCCAAGAGCAGATTAAAAGAAGATACTGGGTTTAGTATAGGGCAATCTCAGTCCATATCAAGGGATGAAGTAAAGTTTCAAAAATTTATTGATAGGCTTCGTAATAGATTCGGTCAATTATTGTTAGATTCTCTAAAGACACAGCTGACTCTTACACAGGTGTGCAATATTGAAGAATGGGAGGATTTAAAGCAATATATCAAACTTGATTTTCAAAAGGATAATTTCTTTACTGAATTAAAAAATCAAGAAGTGATGACAAGTCGTTTTGCCATGGTACAACAACTTGATGATTATTTACAAAAATATGTATCAAAAGAATGGATTCAACGGAATGTCCTTATGATGGCTGAGGATGAAATTAAAACAGAATCTATCAGAATGAAAAAAGAAAAATCTGATATAAGCGCACAACCTAATTGGAAGATTCAAGGGCAATTTCAGCAAGACCAACAAGCTGAAATGATGCAACAACAAGCTGCTCAACAACCAGATGCTGATGCTGGTGCTGAAGATGCAAATGCTCCTGCACAGGATACAGGTCAATCACAACAAGGTGAACAATATCCAGAGTATGACCCACAGAATTACCGGAAGCAATAAATAATTATCATGATTTCAAAGGAGCAATAAAATGTCAGTAGAACAATTAATTTCACAAATTTCTGAAGGTTCAGAAGATGCTAAGGTTACTTTAGAATCTATTCTAATGTCAAAAATAGCATATAAATTAGATGAATTAAAAATGAATGTGATGAGTGAAGCATTCCCATCCTCATCAAAAGATGATGACGAGGATGATGATGATGCCGACGATTCTGATGACGAAAAAGACAAGTCGATTATAGGTTCTGGTAAAAAAGACGAAGTAGAAATAAAAGAAAGTGTAACATCACCACATAATTTAAATAATTATGATGTAATGAATAGATTGCATGCAGCAGGACATCCTATAAAGATAGATGCTGAAGATGATAATTCTAGGAATATGAGGGTGCACTGGAAAAATTATGCAAAAGAATTCGGTTTAAAAACTCGAGAACAAGTTGCTGCTCATGTTGACCAAGCAGATAACAATTCTGACCCTTACGATGGCGGGATGGGGGGTGAAGATAAAAATGGAAAAGCAACAGGGAATCACAACGAAATTGAACGCATTCATATTCAACATTTAGGTGGGCACGAATAAGGAATAAACATGAAGTTAATAACTGAAACCTACTTAGAGGGTATCGAATCTTTAGTAGAAAATACGTCTACTGGAAAAACATATAAGATTGAAGGCCCCTTTGCTACTTATAATAAAGTAAATGCAAATAAGAGGATGTATACTGAATCTGTTATGACTCCAGCAATGAAAAAATACATTACAGAAAAAGTTTCAAATGGTAGAGGCTTTGGCGAGTTAAATCATCCTCAATCGCCTCAAATTAATTTCGAGAGAGTTGTAATGGTAATCGAATCTTTGAAAGATAATTCTAATGGACATTGGATTGGTAAAGGCAAAATCATTAATGAAGGTATGGGAAAGATTGTAACTGCTATCATGGAAGCCGGGGGTAAAGTAGGTGTTTCTACTAGAGCGCTTGGCACAGTTCGGATGCAAGAAGGTATAACATATGTCAATAACGATTTGATTTTCTCTGCTATTGATGTGGTGAGCGAGCCCTCGGGACCGGGATGTTTTGTCAATGGTATCATGGAATCTGTTACTTATGACATGGTAGAAGACGGTACTATAATTGAATTAGTAGTAGATTCTGTTAAGAACAAAATAACAGAAGAGAAAGCACTCAAAGCATGGGGAGACCTAATGCTTAAATTTGGAAAATAATTATAGATGAGTTTCGTGAGAATAGCGACTGAAAAAAGCGATTTCAATAAATAAGTATGATATATGAATTCAAATCGCTCAATCGGTATTGACCTTGATGGTTTAGAGAAAACCAATCTAAACTAAAAAGAGCACAGCAACATTAACATCGGCCGAATTGGTCGATTACAAACGCAGAGAAGCAGTTAGTCCCGATTATGGTGTTCTGCACCAAAATTTGGCATCTTTGATGAAGCGTTTAGCAAAAGTAAACTTTTGTAAAGTTTACGGTTATGCATAATTATGATAATAAGGGAGTATTAAATGCAACTCGACGATAAAATTAAGGCAATCTTAGCAGAAGGGTCTTCCGTACCTGGAACTGATGCTACTCTTGGCACTAAACAATCTGAAACACTTAAATCAGCAGACTCAGAAGAAGGAGATTGTGGCAAGACTGCTAAAATTACTGCTAAATACAAATCAACTAAAGGAGAAAAGTTAGTTGATGATGGTAAAAAAGGAGAGACAGATTCTAAAGCTAAAGAAGAAACTGCAAAAATTAAAGAAAAATATGTTTCTGGTTCACAAGATAAACTAAAAGAAGAAGCATTTGATGCTTTATTTTCGGGTGAATCCTTAACAGAAGAATTCCAATTGAAAGCAAAAGCAATTTTTGAAGCAGCAGTTGAACAGGTATCAGAATCAAAAATTGAAGAATTACAAGAAGAATACCAGTTTAAACTGGACGAAGCAGTAGAAGAAGTAAAGGGAGAGCTAGTCGAACAAATTGATGGATACCTCGATTATGTTATCGAGCAGTGGTTGCAAGACAATGCAGTAGCCCTTGAGAGCGGTATAAAAGTAGAAATGATGTCTAGCTTTATGGAAAATCTCAAAAATGTGTTTGAACAACATTATATAGATGTACCAGAAAGCAAGGTTGATATTGTTGAAAATCAAGTTTCTCAAATTGAAGAACTTGAAGACCAACTCAAAGAAGCACAAGAAGCAGTTACACAAGCTACCGTTGAAGTTCAAATTATGAAAGCAGAAGCAATCATTGCTGAAGCTCAATCTGATTTGACTGCAATTGAAGCAGAAAAACTATATTCTCTCGCTGAAAATATTAACTTTGAGACAGAAGAAGAGTTCAAATCTAAAGTTGCGGTGCTTAAAGAATCTTTTTTCCGCAAGCAATCAACACCGATGGATACTAGAATATCTCAAGATGGAGCAGACACTATCACTGAATCTAAACATTCAGATGTTGAAGCTGTATTAAAGGCCTTGCGCCAAGATTCAAAATTAATTCGTAGTTCTAACTAAAAGGGAAAAATATGTCATATCTAAATGAAGCAATGAAAAAATGGGCTCCTGTTCTCGATGATGAACAGACAGTAGCCGAACACGGTGCTCTTACAGGTGACCGTAGACGTGTAACAGCGATTGTTATGGAAAACACAATCCGTGAGCAACAAAAATCTGCTCAGGCCTTGCAAGAAGCAATTCCATCGTCTAACACATCCAATACAGCTAATTATGACCCGGTCATCGTTGGTCTACTTCGCCGTGCGATGCCTAAGCTAATTGCGTATGACTTCGCTGGTGTTCAACCAATGACCATGCCTACCGGCTTGATTTTTGCTGCTCGCAATCGTTATACAAGCAAGACTGGTGCAGAAGCCCTGTTCAATGAAGCAGATGCTAGCTTCTCTGCTGGTGGTGTTACAACTGCTGCTGCTGGTACAAACCCAGTAGATGCAGTGGATGGCCTATCTCCATGGGATGCAACACCTGGTTTTACTACTCCAGCCGGGTTGACAACTGCACAAGGTGAGGATTTCGGTGGAGCTACAACTCTTAACGAAATGACTTTCACAATCGAGAAACACACGGTTACTGCGGTCGAACGTGGATTGCAAGCTGGATATACTGTTGAATTAGCACAAGACCTAAAAGCAGTTCATGGTCTGGATGCTGAAACAGAACTATCTAACCTCCTAAGCAATCAAATCATTGCTGAAATGAACCGTGAAATTGTTCGTACCCTTTATAAGGTATCTACAACTGGTGCAGAATTAACTGCAACACCTGGTACATTTGACCTTGATGTTGATGCAAATGGTCGGTGGTCTGTTGAACGCTTCAAGGGTTTGATGTTCCAAATTGAACGTGAAGCTAATCGCATCGCTCAAACAACTCGTTTGGGTCGTGGTAATGTATTGTTGGTGTCTGCTGATGTGGCTTCGGCATTGGCAATGACTGGCAAGTTGGACATCGGTGGCATTAAATCTGGCGAAACATTGACTGTTGATGATACTGGTGCAACATTTGTTGGTACATTGAACAATAAGTATAAAGTGTTTATTGACCCATATATGGCAAACGGTGATGCAAATCAATTTGTGGTTGTTGGTTACAAGGGTGATGGTCTAGGTAAGGCTGGCATGTTCTATTGCCCGTACGTTCCATTGACTAAACATAATGCGATTGACCCAAATACCTTTCAACCAAAAATTGCATTTAAGACACGCTATGCACTTGCTGGTAATCCAATGAACGGTAATAACGCTGCTGATGCAGGTCCTGCATTTACATTGGCTGCGAAATCGAATGCATTTTTTCGAATTCTACGCGTAGCTAATATAGCGTAAGCAATTAGGGGGTATCAAATAGAGAACCTCGCTTCGGCGAGGTTTTTTGTGTCTATTTAAAGAGCGATGTTTATTACTCAGAAATACAGTTCACATAAATACAAATATCATAATATTATCATATTAAAATGTCATCTATATTCATTAATAACAAATATACAAAAATTTACATAAATTTAATTGAAAAAGCAAAATTAAAAGAGAAATCAGAATATTCTGAAATTCATCACATAATACCTAGTTCTATTGGGGGAACAGATGATATAGAAAATTTAATATCACTATCACTCAGAGAACATTATATTGTACATTTATTGTTAGTAAAAATGTTAAAAAGCACTAAACATAAAATGAAAATGGTATATGCATTAGGAATGCTTTCTAATAGATGTACACATTTTAATAGTAGATTATATGAACAATTGAAGATAAAACACATTCAACGAGGAATCACTAAGACATATTATAACAAGGTAACTGATAAAATAATAATGATATATGATGACGATTATATTCCTGATGGTTTCATTCGAGGCACTAGACCTTTTAGTGAGGAACACAAAAATAAAATGATGAAACCAAAAACAAAAGAACATGCTGAAAATATAGGAAAATCATCAAAAGGGAAACATCATTTTCTCAATAAAGAAACTGGGGAAGCTAGATTTCTTTATGAAAAACCAAATACAGGAAAGTGGATTAGAGAATGTGTAAATAAAGGCAAAAAGAAAATACCTACTATTTTCTATCATAATCCTGATAAAACAGAACATAAGAGATTTAAGATTACTGATATTATACCAAAAGGTTGGATTAAAGGCAGAATTACTTCTCCAAAACAGCTCGCCGCAGCCCATAAGAATCTGTTATTATCAATAGAAGCGAGTTCTATTAAAAATAAAAACACAATACATTGTTATGACCCAATAACATTAAAAGAAAGGAAACTCAAATGCATTGATGATATACCAAAGGGCTGGGTTAAAGGTCGCTCTCCTAAAAATATAAGAACTGGATGGAGTCAAACTGAAAATCAAAAACAAAAAGCTAGGGAAATAGGTTTAAATAACAAAGGAAAAGCACCTGGGAATAAAGGTAAAAAAATGATAATAGATGAAAATGGAAAAAGAAGATACGTAGCTAATATAGCGTAAGCAATTAGGGTGTTTCAAATAGAGAACCTCGCTTCGGCGAGGTTTTTTGTGTCTAATAAATATGTACATAACAACCCAAGGTTAGATACATGTACAATCGAGATTTGAAACTCGCCATAGGCGACATCAACGACAAGAAAAATATGATTTCTATAAGTCTCACAAAATCAATTAGACAAGAAATTGAAGCCGCCACGCGCTGGTTGGATACATTATACCCAAAGGTGCCTTTGAAAATTAGATGTTTAATAATCTTGAATGATACCGTACAAGAAAACATTAAAAGGTGCCCAAACTGCGATAAACCAGCCGGATTCGACAAGACTAATGGATTCAACAAATTTTGTTCAGACGCATGTTCAAAATTGTATGGTAGATTGCCTCAAGCAACTAAATCATTATTGAATGATTATCAATGGCTTTACAATAAGCGAATAAATGAAAGAATGTCCTATACTCGCATCGCAGAATTATTGCATTGTTCTGGTAATCCCATAATACAAGCATGTAAAAGACTGAATATACCAAAAATCAATTTGACGGAAAGTGACTATACCATAAAAGAAAAATTAAACGATAAAGACTGGTTGCTGACAAATTACAAAGAAGACCATAAGACGTTGGTGAACATTGCAGAAGAAATTAATTCAAGCAAATCGACACTGTCGTTGGCGATTAAAAAACACGGAATTGAAGCAAATCCAACAAACTCGTATAATAGAGGGCATGTAGAGGTGTCAGGTGAATGCATGGAAGTCTATGAGTACATTAAAGAAATCTTACCAGAAAACACAGAAATTAAATTGAATGATAGAACTATCTTGAATGGTAGAGAAATTGACATTTTGATACCGGCACTGGCTGTTGGGTTCGAGTACAATGGAATTTATCATCACATCCACAAGCACTCAGAAAATACTATCAACAAGACTAAGAGTTACCATCTGGACAAAACAATAGATGCACGTAATGCCGGGATAAAATTATTCCACATTTTCAGCGATGATTGGATGCTAAATAAAGATGTCGTAAAAGATTTTATCAGTGCGAAATTGGGCAAATTATCCTCGGTAGTTTTTGCTAGAAAATGTGAAATTGCTATACCATCTCTTACTGAGAAAATTAAATTCATGTCAGAAAACCACCTCCAAGGCAAGGACAAATCTTCCATTGTTATAGGATTGAAATTCGGTGATGACTTTGTTTCAATGATGACTTTTTGCAAATCTAGGTACAACAAAAATTATATGTGGGAATTATCCAGATACGCTGTAAAAAGAAACACTAATGTCGTAGGTGGATTTAGTAGATTACTGACAAATTTTAGACAAAATCACTCCGGTTCAATTATTTCTTACGCAGATAGGTCTTATAGCAACGGTGATGTTTATTACAAAAACGGATTCAAATTGATTAAAACAAATCCACCGTCTTACAAGTACGTCAATTTAGGAAAAAGTATTAAAAGGATGCACAGAGCAAATTTCATGAAAAAGAAGTTGGCACCTGGTGATAGTAGACCTGAATGGAAAGTCATGTTTGATGCTGGTTATAAGCAGATTTTTGATTGTGGCACATTATCATTCTGCATCGCATAAATAATCTTACAACATACATCGAAAGAATTAAATGACAATAGTAAATTTAAATGATGTCAATACAATTGGGTCTGCTACCATGCAGAATGGTGATTTATTGACATTTGACCCTCTTATCATTAATAAATTTTCACTGATTATACCGAATCAGGAGAATGTTACTTTCTTTTTACAACAATTCTCTTTACCTTCAGTTGGCGTTAATGAAGTCGTTGTTAATACTAGATATGTTGATATGAATGAGATAGGAGAGAAATTAAATTTCTTACCGTTCACTGTCAATTTTCTAGTAGACAAATATTGCAGGAATTGGTCTGCTATATATAATTGGATGAAGCAGATGACTGTAGATGGTACAATTGTTGGCAAGACAGAAGATATTATCCTCATGATTGATGGTAAAGAATTCATACGGTTTTATGGTTGTTGGCCAACAAATTTAAGTGGTATGAATATGGATTCTACCATCGAAAGAGTTCAGTATCTAAAAGCGTCAATAGTATTTAATTATGATTACTTTGATTTACTAGGAAGTTTTACAACAACTGATTCAGCATATCTTTAATTAACATCTTTGAGTATCTTTCATTTATCAGTTTAAACTCTTTGTTTAATTCATTTATCTATTCATTTATCTATTCATTTATCTATTCATTTATCTATTCATTTATCTATTCATTTATCTATTCATTAAACCCTTATAAGTATCATTTAATCTTTATTTAATAGTAGAATATCATCGAGGCACAGTCTAATTTTGAACGGTTGTCAAGAATTTGTCAACTATTTCATATTTTTTGACACATATTTATACTATCTATATAATTAATTTAACTAATTATAAAAGATAATCATGACTACCATATCAACAGAAGAGATGTTAAATGAATGGAAGAAAGATGCCATCATTAACGAAGCAGAATTGTCGAAAGAAATCATCCGTGTACCAATGCTTCATTCAAAATATCTTGAATATTATATTCATTTCAAACGTCTGCTGTCTAAGGCAGAATCTGCAAAAAACAAGCTTGGGTGGATAAAGAGAAAATATTTTAGAGGTGAAATGGACCAGAGTGATTTAAAAAAACATGGTTGGTCTCAGTGGAATGGATTAAAACCATCATCAGTTGAATTAAATCAATTATTAGAATTCGACTCCGATATGAATGATGCGGCGCGTGTGGTATCAGAATTCAAAACATCAGTATCAGGCTGTGAATATATAATGAATCAGTTGAAGAGTAGAGAGTATTCACTTAAGACTGTATTTGAATATCAAAAATATTTAAGTGGTAATTGACATGGCCGACGTAATCATATCCAAGAAAAATGAAACCTTCATCAACATAGATTGTGATTTGGGAATACTTCAAGAACTTTCTGATTTCTTTACTTTTTATGTCGAAGGCTACAAACATATGCCTCGTTATCGTGCTGGTGTATGGGATGGTAAAATAAGACTTCTTGATATGAGATTTGGCACATTGCCAGCAGGACTTACCCCTGAACTTGTTGAGTACTCTAGCAAACTGGGGTATTCGGTTTCATTTAACACCAATAACTTTGGTGTTCCAAATGAAAAAACAATGGTAGATATAGAAACCCTAAAAAAGTGGATATTTGACCTAAATATTCATACTACAATCAATGGGTTAGACACACGAATTGACGTTAGAGATTATCAGGTGCAAGCAATTTATAACTGCATCCATAACCAACGACAAGTATCTATTACTCCGACTGGTGGTGGAAAATCAGTAATAGCTTATTGTTTATATAGATGGTATATGGAACATGGCATGAAGCATTTCTTGATTGTTGTACCTACACTTGGTCTCGTAAAACAGATATATTCAGATTTTAAAGAATACAGCAATGGATTCGACTTTGAAGCAAATTCGCAGATTATCACAGGTGAGACAGATAAGAATATAAGTAAAAGTATTATAATATCTACGTGGCAGTCACTTTATAAAATGCCAAGCAAGTGGTTTAATAGTATTGATGTTATATTAATGGATGAGTGCCATCAGTGTAAATCTGATGCTATCAAGGGTATATTCGAGAAAGCAACAAATGTAAAATATAGATTTGGCATGACAGGGTCTTTAGATAAATCTGCTGTCAATAAATTAGTAATTAAGGGCATGATTGGAGAAATATCTAAGGCAAAAACAACACGTGAATTAATAGATGAAGGGCATTTATCTGATATAAAGATAACCTGCGTAATATTACGATACAATAAAGAATCAAAGGCATTAATTAAATCAGCTGATTATCAGACAGAGCTTGAGTTTCTTTGTCAGCACAAAAATAGAAATACTTTCATAAGCAAATTAGCACTTAAACAAACGGGAAATTCTCTTGTACTTTTTAACTATGTAGAAAAACATGGAAAGCCATTATATGAAGAAATCAAAAATCTTGCAACAACGCAGAAGGTGCACTTTGTATCTGGCAAGGTTGAAGCAGATGACAGAGAAGAAATACGATTATTGGTACAAGCTTCCACTGAAAGTAACATCATCGTAGCATCCGTAGGAACTTTCAGCACCGGAGTCAATCTCCCCCGTATTCATAACATCATATTCGCCACTCCAACAAAATCAGTCATACGAGTAATGCAATCTATTGGTAGAGGACTTAGAAAATCCTCGGATAAAGAGTATTTAAAATTGTATGATATTGCCGATAATATTGTTCCTTCTAAACATAAACCAAATATCACTATGCGGCATTTTTTGGAACGATTGAGGATATACAACGAAGAAAAACATCCATATAAAATAATAGAGGCAAACATAGAATGAGTATGACGTTGATGATAGTCAAACTAATAACAGGTGAAACATTACTTACTGAATTGTTTGTTGACAAAGAACATAGTCGATATGCCTTTTTGAACCCTTTAGTTTTGGTCAGAGTGCAAACTCAAGAAGGAGAGACTACTATTGCGATTCAGTACATGCCGGGAATGTTTGATGATGTGATTTTTGTGAGATTTGATTCTGTTATAACATTATGCGAGGCTAGTCATTTTTACCGAAAATTGTACGGTTCTGCTCTTTTTAGAGCTTACATTCAACATGAATCACAACAGATGACTGCAGTCGGGGGCAAGGATACTGATGACAAATTCATCGAGAAGATTAAATTGAAAGAAGTTGAAATCCTTGCTCATTATGGTATGATTGATGAGGAAGAAGCTGATTCACTTACAACAGGATTATTACATTGAATGATACAAACGAAAAAACATTTTACGTATCCAACAAAAAATTGTACGAAGAATATGTGCAATGGTACATAAAGATAAAAGAAGCAGAATCTGCGGGTAAAGAGAGACCGCAGATACCTCCTTTCATTGTTGATGCAATGATGAAAATTGCAAAAAGATTGACTTATAGTTACAAATTCATTAATTATACATTCAAAGAAGACATGATTAGTGACGCACTATATGATTGCATTAGATTCGCATCCAAATTCAAAGAAACTTATTTCTCTAAAACGAAGGGAAGAATCGAACAGGGGAATCCATTCAGTTATATTACTACCATTTGCTTTCGAGCATTCCTCAGAAGAATCGATAAAGAAAAGACACAGAGGTATATCAAAACCAAATTAGTAGCACAATCTCCTGATAGTGACTTCATTGATAATCAATTAGGCGATAATGATAATGAATATACGAATCAATATATTGACTTCCTTAGAGAAATTGGATATTCCGAGGACTCTGTACCAATGAGCATTAAACGGGGCAAAAAATCTAGATTGCTTGGTGTAAAAGGACCATTAGATGAGTTCGAATAACCCTTTTATCATCTTGGGCGATATACACATAGGAGCTAGAAATGCATCGATGATATTGTGTGAATATCAAATTAAGTTCTTTGAAAATGAACTTTTTCCATATATGGAAAAACATAATATCACTCATATATTACAATTGGGCGATATGTTTGATTCGAGGAAATTTTCAAATCATATAATATTACATCAATGGAAAACAAGAGTGTTTGATTTAATGCAAGCTAAGGGGTATTCTTTTATAACATTGATAGGAAATCATGATACCGCTACAAGGAATTCTCTTCTAGTAAATTCGCCGAGTCTGTTTCTTTCCGATTATGACAATGTAAAAATAATTGATACTACAACCGAAGTGATATTAGGCGGCAATACTTTTTTGATTGTACCTTGGATATGCATTGAAAATGAAGAGGAGAGTAAATCTTTAGTTTCATCTACTTCTGCTATATATTGTGCGGGGCATTTTGAATTTAATGGATTTAATATGCAAAAGGGCATATCAGCGCGCGGCGGCACAGATACAAAGGAGTTTAATAAATTTGATTTAGTATTATCTGGTCATTATCACACTAGGAGCAAGAAACATAATATATTATATACTGGAGTTCCTTATGAAATGACCTGGGCGGATTATGGAGACCAAAAAGGATTTCATGTATTTGACCCAATGAAGCATGATGTTAAATTTATCAAAACAAAAAATACATTATTCAATAGATTCGAATATAATGACAAAAACAATGAACCAAAAGTACCAAAGAATTTAAAAGGCACATATGTCAAGATAGTCGTAATTAATAAAACTGACCCATATAAATTTGAAAAATACATTAATAATATAAATATTCAATCTCCAGCAGATTTGAAAATAACTGATATTGATGTCGATTTTTCTGATGTTGATATTGATGATGAATTAGAATTAGAAGATACAAAGACTTTAATTGATAATTTTATTAAACAATTGGATACTGATATGAATAGAGATAAATTAAAGGACATGATGCAGGGACTTTATTTGAGAGCATTGGAGACTGTTGAATGAAGGTAATTTTTAAAAATATTGAATATTCAAATTTTCGTTCTATAGGTAACACCCCAGTCAAAATCAATCTAAATAAAGACAAAACAACCCTCATTAGTGGAACAAACGGTGCTGGGAAATGCGTTTCATCAACTACTATTGTAAGAATAAAAAACAGAAAAACCGGTGAAATTAAAGAAATTACAATAGGAGATTTATATGCGCAAGAGAAACAAGGTACTTTGTTAAATGCTTAAAATTTCTGACAATGTAGAACGTAAGTTCGTAGATTCAGTCGTAGTCACAGATTGGGATATTGACACTGACCGTGGATGGTGCCCAATTTTAGCTGTACATAAAACTATTGAATATGCTGAATACAAAATAACAACAATAGATGGAAGTATTATAGAATGCGCAGACACTCATATTTTATTTGACGAGAATATGCAAGAAATTTTTGCTAAGGATGTTAAACCTGGTTATACATATGTGATGCTGAGGTCTGGACCTTCATTAGTCGATTCAATTTCGGAGAACGGCAAATCTTCCAATATGTTCGATATTGAAGTAGATTCTAGTGACCATAGATATTATACAGGTAATTTTCTATCTCATAATACATCTTTGTTGTCTGCTATTTGCTTTGGTTTATTTGGTAGAGGTTATGGGGCAATCAATAAACCAGCTTTAGTCAATAGCATCAATCAAAAGAAACTTATGGTCGAACTTGAGTTCAGTATCGGCAAAAAAGAATATAAGATTCGTAGAGGAATGAAGCCAAATGTTTTCGAAATTTATGAAAATAATAAATTAATCAATCAAGACCCGAGTATCAAAGATTATCAGAAGGTATTAGAACAGCATATTCTGAAGTTCAATTATCGCGCATTCACTCAAGTAGTGGCTGTTGGTGGCGGTGCAGATTATACACCATTCATGAGATTATCAGCCAAAGATCGGAGAGAATTTATCGAGGATTTATTGGATATTAGAGTATTCTCAATAATGAATTCAATTATAAAAGAGGACACAAAAAATATAAAAGATAGATTGAAAGAGTATGATTTTATGCTCAAATCTATAAAAGATAAAGTTGCACTCCAACATTCATTTGTTACGAAATTGAAAAAAGATAAAAAAGAATCTTCTGATAAAATCATCAAGTCAATCGAACTGTTTAAAACACAAAATATTACATTAAAAGCAAAATTAGAAGAACTGAAATCGAAAGTTGCAATATGTGATACAAAATTACAAGAACATACTAAATTAGATGATGCTCTGAGTGACATGAGACTCGCAAATAAACAGCTTCAAAGTAGATTGAATAAATCAAAAGAACAAAGTAAAAATTATGAAAACATGTCAGTGTGCCCTACTTGTTCTCAAAGTTTACCGGAAAAACACAAAGAAGACGTTATATCTGAATATACAAAAGAAACTAATATTATATTAAACGAGATAATCGAACTTGAACAAAAGGAGAAAGAAGTATTTGCTCTAATGGGCACGTACAATGAATATATCAATCAATATCAATTATATTCTGATGCAATATCTGATATTCAAAATGAGTTATTCGCTAATAACAAAGCGATAAAATATTCAAATGAACAACTCGAATATAATCAGAATGACAATAATAGCATAACAACTGAAGAGGATAAATTAAAAGAAATATCAATTGAATATGTAAAAACTGAATCAAAAAAGAAAAAAACATTAGAAACACGACAATATCAGGAACTTATACAACAAATTTTATCTGACTCTGGTATAAAATCTAAAATAATTAAGCAATATATTCCAACTATAAACAAATTAATTAATAAATATTTAGATGATTTTGAGTTATTTTTGTCAATGAGTTTAGATGATACATTCAATGAAACATTTAAATCCAGATACAGAGATTCATTTACTTATGAAAATTTTTCAGAAGGACAGAAGAGACGAATTGACATATCGATATTATTGACTTGGATTGAAATTGCTAGAGCAAAGAATGCATTACATACTAATGTTGCATTCTTCGATGAATTTGATTCGATGTTGGATAAAGAAGGGTCTGATTTATTTCTATCAGCACTAAAAAACATATCTTGCGATAATGTGTTCATTATTAGTCATAAAACAGATATTTTAATGGATAAAGCAGACAATGTCATTGAATTTAGATTACATAATAACTTCACCGAGGTTGTAAGTGATTGATTTATTTCTGCATTTGACATTTAATTGATGTGTGGTATAATGTATTCCTCAATTAAACAACACGGTGAAGAAAATGAAAACATACGAAGTCGAGGTTCATAAAAATGGCGACAAATATTGGTACCTGAATGGGCAATATCACCGTGAAGACGGTCCGGCGATTGAATATGCTAATGGCACTAAATTCTGGTATATTCACAATGATTGTCATCGGGAAGACGGTCCTGCGATTGAATATGCTGATGGCACTAAATTCTGGTATATTCACAATGATTATCATCGGGAAGACGGCCCTGCTGCTGAACATGCTAATGGAGACAAATTCTGGTATCTGAATGGTGAACTACACCGTAAAAACGGCCCTGCGATTGAATATGCTACCGGCGCAAAACACTGGTACCTGAATGGTGTAGAATACACCGAAGCAGAGTTCAATGCAAAGATGCATCCTGCAAAGGAATTGTCTGTTGCTGACATCGAAAACCTACTTGGTTTTAAAGTGAAGATTGTAAAGGAATAAAATGAAAACATACGAAGTCAAGGTTCACGCTACTGGAGACAAATTCTGGTGCCTGAACGGCAAACTGCATCGTGAAGACGGTCCTGCTGTTGAATATGCTAATGGAAACAAATTCTGGTATCTGAATGGTAAACTTCACCGTGAAGCAGGCCCTGCCATTGAATTCGCCAATGGAGACAAACTCTGGTGTCTGAATGGTAAACACCACCGTGAAGACGGCCCTGCTGCTGAACATGCTAATGGAGACAAATTCTGGTATCTGAATGGTCAACTTCACCGTGAAGACAGTCCTGCTATTGAATATGCTAATGGAAACAAATACTGGTATCTGTACGATAGAGAATACACAGAAGCAAAATTCAATGCAAAAAAAGCAGCATAGGTGGCGTTTTCAACTATCTCGAACAGGATTTAGATAAGTAATTGATTTATTTCGGCATTTGACATTTAATTGATGTGTGGTATAATGTATTCCTCAATTAAACAACACGGTGAAGAAAATGAAAACATACGAAGTCAAGGTGCATGATAATGGCGACAACTTCTGGTATCTGAATGGTAAACACCATCGTGAGGACGGTCCTGCCATTGAAACTGCTAATGGAAACAAATATTGGTATCTGAATGGAAAACTTCACCGTGAAGACGGCCCTGCCATTGAACTTGCCTCCGGAGACAAATTCTGGTACCTGAATGGTGCAAGATATACAGAAGCAGAATTCAAGACAAAGATGTATCCTGTAAAGTAATTGTCTGTTGCTGACATCGAAAAACTACTCGGCTTTAAAGTGAAGATTGTAAAGGAATAAAATGAAAACATACGAAGTCAAGGTGCATGATAATGGAAACAAATATTGGCACCTGAATGGTAAACTTCACCGTGAAGACGGCCCTGCCATTGAGTTTGTCAATGGAGGCAAATTCTGGTACCTGAATGGTCTGCTTCATCGTGAAGACGGCCCTGCAGCTGTATTTGCTAATGGATACAACTACTGGTACCTGAATGGTGTAGAATACACCGAAGCAGAGTTCAATGCAAAGATGCATCCTGCAAAGGAATTGTCTGTTGCTGACATCGAAAACCTACTTGGTTTTAAAGTGAAGATTGTAAAGGAATAAAATGAAAACATACGAAGTCAAGGTGCATGATAATGGCGACATTTATTGGTACCTGAATGGGCAATATCACCGTGAAGACGGTCCGGCGATTGAATTTGCCAATGGAGACATTTATTGGTATCTGAATGGTTTAGAATACACAGAATCACAATTTAATGCAAAGATGCATCCTGTGAAGGAATTATCTATTGCTGATATCGAAAAGCTCCTTGGGTATAACGTGAAAATTGTTAAGGACTAAAATGAAAACATACGAAGTCAATGTCCATGCTAATGGAGACACATTTTGGAATCTGAACGGAAAACTACATCGTAAAAATGGACCGGCGGTTGAATATGCTGATGGAGACAAATTCTGGTATCGGAATGGTGAACTACACCGTGAAGACGGTCCTGCTGCTGAATATGCTAATGGAGACAAATTCTGGTATCTGAATGGTGAACTACACCGTAAAGACGGTCCTGCTGCTGAATATGCTGATGGTTCCAAAATCTGGTACCTGAATGGTCTGCTTCATCGTGAGGACGGCCCTGCGGTTGAATATGCTAATGGAGATAAAGTCTGGTACCTGAACGGTAGCCGGCATCGTGAAGACGGTCCTGCTGCTGAATACGCTGATGGTTACAAAAGTTGGTATCTGAATGGTCAACTTCACCGTGAAGACGGTCCTGCTATTGAACTTGCTAATGGAAACAAATACTGGTATCTGAATGATGTAAGATACACCGAAGCAGAGTTCAATGCAAAGATGAATTCTGTAAAGGAATTGTCTATAGCTGACATCGAAAAGCTTCTTGGATGCAGAGTGAAGATTGTTAAGTAATTGATTCATTTAGGTGTTTGACATTTAATTGATGTATGGTATAATGTATACCTTGATTGATAACTTGTGAAGAAAGAGAGATTTTATTATGGTTAAAATGAACATGACTCCCCGCTTTGATTCCCGTGTTACTGTTGATGTCTATGCTGGTAGAATCAGCAAACGTCGTGCAAAGCGCACTGTCACCACAATCGCTGCTGGTTCTAAGGCGGTATTCAATAAAGAAATGCGCGCGATTTTCAATGGTCGATAATAGAGTCGGAGAGTTTGTTCGACTTCGCGGCATCGAACATTCAAAATCTATCTTCGAAGAATTATTTGGAATCAAGGGGTACGAGTTTCTTTTGATGTCAGAAATACTCAGAATTCCAGCAGAGATTATATCAGCTTCGACTGCTGGATTCTGTTGCATCAAGGTAATCGGCTTGTACTTTGACCAAATTTCTATACAGCATATCAAGTAACATTTCACAGTGAGCTAAATGTCATGATTATCGATAATACATCACACGTAAAAACCAGTTTGCGCAATTCTGTGGAATTTTCTGTTTCAGAAGATTCTGCAAAAATTTTCAGTTTTCTATCCAACTTCCTATATAAAGACAAAGAACGTTCTGTAATTACAGAACTTTGTTCTAATGCTCTTGATGCTCATAAAATGTTAGACAAAGACTCTACCCCAATTCGAGTACATTTGCCTACTGAATTCCAAAAAGAATTTCGAGTTCGAGATTTTGGTCCCGGGTTGACAGAGGCGCAAGTGCATGAATTCCTGACTAAATATGGTGCTTCGTCAAAGAACGAGTCAAACGATTTCATCGGTGGCTTTGGCATCGGTTCTAAATCTCCTGCGGCGGTCACAGATACTTGGACAATCAATTCATTTAATAATGGGTATGAAACATCATACTTGATTCATGTAAACGAAAGAGGAATTCCAAGTATTAACACTCTTTATAAAATGCCCACTACGGATAGTGGACTAGAAGTTGTGGTACCCACAAAAACCGTGGCTCCTTGGCACACCGCGGCTATTAATGTATTTGAAGTGTATGATGTTATGCCAGAGTTAAAACATGCATCTAATCCAATTAATAAGAAAGAATTTAGTAAAATAGATGGACTCGATTTAATCATGTTCGACAATAATAGCAGTGATATGCGGTATTATCACAGACGAGAAATTGATGTTATCATGAATCGTAGACTCTATAAATTGGACACAAAAAAAATTGGACTTGATGAAACATTCGAGTACCAGTGTTATCTCCCTTTTGATACTTCCGAATTAAGTGTGAGTCTTTCTAGGGAGGATTTGCAATATGATACTAAAACCATTTCAAAGATTAAATCACGATTTGAGGCAATTAATGGTGCTTTGCAATCGTTATGGAAAAATAATGTATCGGTGTGTACTAATGTGGTTGAATATCAGCTCGCTGCATGTGCATTCAAGAAAAAATACAATTTAACACCGAGTGCAGCGTATTCTTTTGCGCAAAAAATGAAAGATGAATTTTTGACAAATGTCGATTTTTTTAATTTAAAATTATTTAAATTTAATGTTCCTATTGCAGATTCGAAAGTCCAATATCACGACGCCGAAAAAGCAGTAACTCTGAAAGCGGGCAGATATGCAAAGGGATTTAATTCAATCTCAATAGCCCCCCCTATTAGTTACAGTAAAGCCCAATATCAATGTCAATATCAATGTATATCGTTTGTATGTGATGATGTAGATAAATTGATATTTGTTCTTCGTGATACTACTGCAGTTTTAAACCGAGTTAAATTAGAACTTTCAAAGCATTCGCGTATGTTTGCTGTAATATTAGATAAAGAATGGTATGATTGTGTTCCAGTAGGGTTTAAAAAAATACTCGCGAGTACGCTGGAGCGACCTAAAATCGAAAGAACAAAAAAGGATAAAGTAATTTCAGAGTTGTTTCAAGCTGCAGGAAATCACTTCAATAAAGTATTAGAAGGAGAGTGTTCTAAAGTTGATGCAGTATATATTACAATGTCGAACGCCAACACAATCAGTTCAATTGTAAATGAAGTTGATGCGAAAGTATTTAAAGAATTTAGATATGATGCTAATTTCGTATTTATCAAGAAAGATACTATTCCACCAAAATGGGCAATATCTTGCACAGAATGGATAAAAAACAAATATAATTCCTTATGTGCAATGAAAGATGAAATCATTCGAGCTAAAAAATGTAAGATGATTGATCAGTTATATTATGGGAGTTTAATTGATAGAATGATTAAAACCCCAAATTTGTTTATTGATATTCCTATTAATAGTGTGGCAAGTCAAATTATGTCAGAAATTCATGCCATAAAGAAAAATAAACTAAATTTGACTGCCCTTGCACAATATGATACATTATATAAATGTGCAAAAATTTTAAATAAAACAATAGATGATGACGTTAACACAGTGCGTGAGTATAAAGATCGTATGTTCTTAGCATATCCTATGTTGGAATTTGTTAGTTATGGAGGTAATTTAAATGATATATCTTCTCGTAAGGTGGTTGATTATATTAAACTTTGTGGAATGTGATTAAAGGAGAAACAAATGCAATATGTAAATGTAGTAACAGATGATTCCATTCTTGTTTTGAACATCGAAAACGGTGAACAGGTCAAATTTTATAGCGATGACAATAGGTATCAGCTCGCATTGGAATTATTGCAAGAGGAAGATTATGAGTCCATTTTTGAAATGGACATTAAATCAGTCGTAACAAACTTCTTTCAAACCGACAAATACGGCGATATCTCAGTTAAAATTGAGGATGGCACCGGGGTTGTTCATTTTGGGCGAGATAATACAACTGTGCCATTGCATCCTGCGATTGCCCAGCGGATTCTAAAGATGAATGAACAAGGATTAGATTCTCTTGCACTTGTCAATTTTATTTCTAATTTATATGACAATCCGAGTAAGACCGCGGTAGATGAACTATATCTTTTTATCGAAGCATGTGAACTGCCTATCACGGATGATGGATGTTTTATTGCTTATAAAATCGTCAGGGAGGATTATAAAGATATTTTTAGCGGTACAATGGATAACAGCATCGGCCAAACACTGAAAATGCCGAGAAATATGGTAGATGATAACCGAAATCGCACTTGTTCTGCTGGTCTTCACTTTTGCTCAAAAGATTATTTATCTTATTATGGCAAGGTAAATAACAGTAGATGCATTCTTGTAAAAATCAATCCAGCTGATGTAGTTTCTATTCCTTCCGATTACAATAATGCGAAGGGCAGGACGTGGCAATACACTGTTGTAGGCGAAGTAGAAGACCCGGACTGGAGAGCAAAACTTTCTGTAGCCGACTACACAAATGATGCTGTTGTTGATTCTACTGGGTGTTCTAAATCTGAAAAAGGATATTATGAGAGCGACTATGAGGACGACTATGAGGCAGATGATGTATACTGCGATGAAGAATAATTTGCAACTTACAAAGAAAGAAATTTAAATGGCTACTACTAAAATTAGGAAAAAGACTCCGATGAAGAATAGGACATGTCTTTGGAGAAAGATTGCAAAGAAGCAGGAAGATGGTAGCAGAACAGGTAGAGCACTACGGAATGCAATTGTGTCGACTGTGTCGAATAAAAAGTTTTTACTACCAATTCATGCTCAATTGTTCAAACGAGCGGGCATAAAAACGCCAGAATTTGACAAACTGTATCAGATGGTAGATAATAAGTCAATCGGTGATGAAAATAATCAAATTATTGAAGGAGAAGCTAATGTTGTTGTCTAAAGAAACAGTTGAAGTATTGAAGAATTTTAATGGAATTAATTCAAATCTTGTAATTAATGTTGGTAATAAAATTGAGACAGTATCGGTAGCAAAAGATATTATTGCATCGTATGTGTCCGAAGATGAATTCGATAAACAAATGTCTATATACAACCTAGGAGAATTCCTTGGAGTATTATCTGCATTTGAGCAACCTGACCTTCTATTAGATACAAAGTCTGTAACATTTAAATCCGGTAAACAGAAAGTGAATTATATCTATGCAGATTCTTCACTCTTGGTTACTCCACCTACAAATCGAGATAAAATCACTAAAGCACTCAGTTCACCTGCGGTTGAATTTTTATTGAGTGGGTCTACTTTGACAAAACTCCAGCGCATGGCTTCTATCCTGAACGTAGAAGACCTTAGTGTATATGGCGATGGGAAGACAATTAAGCTCAGGGTATTCGACAAAGCAATCACTAAAGGCAATGATTTTGAGTTAGATACTGAAGAAAAAACAAAAGAAAAATTTAATATTCTATTTAAGATTTCAAAGATAAAGTTGATTGATGGGTCTTATAAAGTAGAGATTTCTGATAAAATGATTTCTCGATTTACTCATGATAGCATTAATCTCAACTATATCATCGCAGTAGAATCTGATAGCACATTTTCTTGAAAGAATACCGATGTCTTGGGCAAATATCGGGTGAATTGATTGCCCATTTTTTAACATTGTTTAATTATAAGGAGTAGTATATGGCACAAAAGCAAAAAGTTCATTCTCATGGCACAGATGGTAATCGGTATTTCTGGGCAGTAAATGTTCATGGAGAAGAAGGAGGTGTTTATCGCAGCCGTCATGCAAAAGCCAAATCTGTAATAGCAGAATTCGCAAAGAATGGTAAGAAGATTACAGGCATTCGTGCATATGCAGGGTAAGTTTAAGACATTGTTTTAAGTAATGTAGTCCTGAACAAGACTGAAAACTGTTCATTAAATTTATTATGAGGTGAGTATGGAAGACGTGTTGGCTGAGAAATATAGACCTAAAACAATCGATGAGTGCGTTCTACCGGATGCGACTAAAGAGCAGATTCGTGGTCTAATTTCATCTGGGAATCTCCCATCAATGTTATTCGTGGGGAGTGCTGGTTGTGGTAAGACAACATTAGCAAAAGCCATCGCTAATGAAATGGGAGCGGATTTATTATTCATTAATGCGTCCAAGGACGGGAATGTTGATATGATTCGTACGCGTTTAACACAATTCGCATCCACCGTGTCATTTAATGATGCAAGAAAAATAACAGTATTGGATGAGGCAGACGGTCTAACTCAACAGGCTCAACAGGCACTTAGGGGATTTATCGAGGAATTTGGCAAGAATCATAGCATCATATTTACTGCTAACTTCGCATCAAAAATCATTGACCCGATTCATTCTAGATGTAAGGTGGTTGATTTTAAAATATCTGCTGCGGAGAAACCAAAGATTGCATCGAAGTTTCTAAAGCGAGTATTTTCTATACTGAAAGCAGAATCTATTGAGTATGACAAAGAAGCGGTAGCAGGTTTGGTGATGAAAAAGTTTCCAGATTTTCGTTCTGTGTTGAATGAATTGCAAGGATACGCGGCTGGTGGCAAAATCGATTCGGGCATCTTGCTTAATTTATCAGATGAAGCATTCTCTACATTGATTGTAGCATTAAAGCACAAGAAATTTAATGATGTTCGCAAATGGGTGGCTGACCACATTGATTTAGATTCTCAATATCTATTTCGTATGTTTTATGATACTGCCGTGGCGAAGATGGAACAAAAATCAATTCCAGAACTCATTTTACAGTTAGCAGAGTATTCATATAAAGAATCTTTTGTTGCTGATGTAGAGATAAATCGAATGGCATTTTTAATTACTATTATGATGTCGCCCTCAATCGTGTGGAAATAATTTACGTTAAGGTTCAAAATGGCTACATTGTGGGATATAGTTAAACACATTAATGAGAAAATACCACTAGAATTTACTGATACAGAATATTCAGCATGGATGGTAAATCGTGTTTTTTCTAATACGATTGACACTTTATTTTATGCTGAAGCAATGAATAGAGCATCACATCTAGACAGAGACATTCAACACGATTTTTATTATTATGCTTTGCCTAAAGCCAAACGATACGGCAAATATCATAAAGCAGAGGCAATAAATAATTATGTTGAAATGATGATGAATTTGTATCAAGTCAACCGAAGAGTAGCAGAATCGTACGTAAAGTGTATGAGCGAAGCTACATTGAAACAATTAAAAGAAAAAATGGTTGAAGGTGGTAAAAAATGAACGAAGAATTTCCTTATGGAGTAAAGATTAAACTCAAAGATCCGGAATCATTTCTCTTGGTGAAAGAGACTTTAACTAGACTTGGTGTTGCATCAAACAAGAATAAAGTTTTATATCAAAGTGCTCATATCTTACACAAACATGGGGATTATTATATAGTCCATTTTAAAGAAATGTTTGCGATAGATGGCAAATATTCTGATATAAATGAAGAAGATATTCAAAGACGAAATTTGATTATTAAATTAATTAAAGAGTGGGGGCTGATAGAGGTGATTGATGAAGCGAAAGCATCAAATATTGCATCGATGTCTGCTGTAAAGATTTTATCGTTCAAAGATAAAAATGAGTGGCAATTAATTGCCAAATATACAATTGGTAACAAACGAAAGGGAGTATAATGTCTGAAAACAACACAATTAGCTTTACCGTAGATGAAGTAAATAAAATTCTCAATTATCTTGCTGAAGTACCTGCAAAATATTCAATGGATTTAATTAATTTCATCGCAGAAAAATCTCGTGCCCAAGGTGCGGCGACGGCCCCAGTTGAGCAGGAGAATGCAGAATCTATTCAACCTCACCTTGAAGCGAAGGAAGAATAACATGGCACTCATTGGCACATACACAGATGCTACTGGCACATATAACAATGTATGTGCCAAAATAACACGAATTTGGGGCTCTAAAATCGAACACTGGAATGCATGGGTTGCCGTGTTTAAAAATTCCACAGCAGTTGAACCCATCACGACTTTTTCTATTCAAGCAGAATATGTAGAAGGAGAGAATCCTTATATAGCATTATATACAGCATTATCGAAAATGGAATATTTTTCTAATGTGACATCAGACATTTTGCCGAAAAGCGAAGTTAATATAATTGTAGAAAATGTCAAACCAAAAAAGAAAACAAGAAAATAATTTTAAAATTTTTGTTATAGATGCGAAAAGGAATGAAATTGTTTTTCATATATCTTCAAATAATTATGATGGGGCTGTATACATTATTGCTAAAAGTGATAAGTATAGCTACTTTAGAATCAAATGTTTTCTTAATACTCAATCAGCAAGAAAATGGTGTGATGATATGGTTGACGCAGCAAGGATTGTTGACAGTGCCCCATGAATAAATTACAATTGAATAATGGTAAAGACATTAACGTAATTGGAGAAGTTAATGTAGAAGGTAGACAGAATTTTATTTGTCCTGTTACGGCGTTTTACTGGAACGATATTTTAATAACTCACGTCCTAATTAGTACCGATAAGTTCAATATCAATCGTGATTATGTGGAAGTATTAAATAATGAGCAAACTGTACATAGCGGAAAAATACCTGAAGATAATAAGTCCTCGTCTCCTCAGGTTCAAGGAGAAGGGTAATCACGTCTGGAATTGCAGATGCCCTTACTGTGGAGATTCAAAAAAGAAGGCATCACTAGCAAGAGGATATTTTACCCAAAAAATGGGTGCTTTGAATTATTATTGTCATAATTGTTCAATGTCAGTATCTTTTGGTTCTTTCTTGAAATGGTTCGACCCGAATTTATTTCAAGAGTATTCATTAGAAGTCTTTAAAGAAAAGATGCATAAAGAGATTGCATTCATCGAAAAAGAACCCCCAATAACTCATCGATACATTCCTAATATATTTTCAGATTTAAAACTAGTCAGAGAATTATCAAAAGACTCTGTAGCTTATAAATTTTGTGTTGGTAGAAAACTACCAATTGATACATTCGACATTTATTATGTCGAGAGTTTTATCAAATGGACTAGGGGGCACACTGATAAATTCAAAGATTGGTCTACAAAAGACGACCATCCTCGAATTGTTTTACCATTTAAAACTAAAGATGGTATGATTTTTGGTTATACAGCTAGAGCACTCGATGACAAAGAAACCCACAAATATTATAGACTGATACTCGATGACACAGTGAAGGAAAAATTCTTTGGGATGGACAGACTAGATGCTACTACACAAGTGTATGTCCTTGAAGGTGAAATAGATTCTCTTATGATTCCAAATGCTATCGCTGTATCAAATGGCAAATTACATTCTTATTTTAATAAAGATGCAATCTATATTCCAGATTGTGATATTCGTAATAAACACATCATGAAAAATGTATCAGATATGATTGCGTTAGGACTTAAAGTTTGTATGATGCCACCAGATTTACCCGGCAAAGACCTTAATGAATTAGTTAAGCAAGGATGGACAAGTGAAGACTTAATTGATATAATTAATTCTAACACTTATGAAGGTCTAGCTGCACAATTAAACTTTAAATCATGGAAATTATAATGCGCATCATACCCCCCAGTTTTGAAATACTATCCTCTACCCCAAATATGGAACTTTTAATAGAAAATGCGATAAGGTGCGCATACAAATCAGAGGATAGAATTGAAGAAGGCAGTGCAGCAAAAATCATTGAACACATAAAATCACTAAAACATGAGTCGACGCTAGAACACACCGCTATTACAGTAAAATTTATCACTGACCGCGGTGTTACACATGAGCTCGTTAGACATCGTATCTGCTCTTTTACCCAGGAATCTACTAGGTATTGTAATTATAGTAAAGGGAAATTCGGCGGCGAAATAACTGTAATTGAACCGTTCTTCTGGGCAGGGGGAGATGAATATTCAGAGTCGAAATACGACGTATGGAAAAATGCATGTTTATCAGCAGAGGCTATGTACCTCAGCTTATTAGTTCAAGGTGCTAAAGCACAAGAAGCTCGTTCCGTTTTACCTAACTCTTTGAAGACTGAAATTGTAGTAACAGCGAACGTGCGGGAGTGGCGAAAGATTTTTTCACTTCGGACATCGAAAGAGGCGCATCCGCAGATTAGGCAAATCATGTGCCCATTGCTAGGCGTTATGAGGAAGCGGTGGCCTACATTATTTTGCGATGTAGGCGACACATCACACGATAGACCAGCGCATAATTTAGAAGTTAAACATGAAAATAGGAGATAAAAATATGATTTTGAATAATTTAAAATTACTTGTACGATTGAAGAAGTATCTAATGAACTCTAATGAATTTTTAGATAGTATACCGAATGAAATAAGCGCTGCATTCTTCGATAATTCTCATGTCAATAATGTCTTCACTATGGTAGATGAATTAATCAAAGCGCATTTTGGCGCTGATGCAGAAGAAGTTTTTTGGTTTTTATATGAGTGGGATGGCAAAGAACAAACGACTGTATTCGATTTCAATAATAAAGAACACGTGGTAAATTCAATCGATGAATACATTGAATTTTTAAAAATTTCTTATAAGGATAGATAATGGCGAGGAAATTGCTCAACCCAACCGGCGCATCTATATTATACTTCGGCAGCCATGAAGATGTGGCTGATATGCATGATTATAGAAAGCGACCGAGTATTGTTTCAGCTAGACAAATTGATGAATCATTTAGAGTCGATACAAATGATTATAACTATATACAAGGCAGACCCGGGGATTATTTGATAAAAGCACTCGACGGTGAATTGAGTGTGTGTGATAAAGATATTTTCGAATTACTTTATGACCCAGTTGAATTAGAATGAGCATACCGATGCCGATTGATATGTTAAATTATCGTCTTGATTAAAAAGGAAATAAAATGGAAATTAAATATGATGAAATGGTTCTAGCATTAGTTAAACCAGGAGATGATATTATCGCATCTTTGACGCCAGAAAAAGCACATGTGTTGCATATGGCAGTTGGCATTTCTGGAGAATCAGGAGAACTACTCGACGCAATCAAAAAGCATGTAATTTACAATAAAGAATTGGACAGGGAAAACGTGATTGAGGAACTTGGGGACATTGAATTTTACATGGAAGGGTTACGACAAGGATTAAATATCCGGCGGGAAGAAGTACTCTCCCATAACATAGCAAAATTGGGGGCTCGATATGCTGATATGAGATATACAGATGCCGCGGCGCAGCAGCGCGCGGATAAACAGTGATATTTACGCCGGCATCCTGCGCGGATGCCGATAAATAATCTCCCAACCATAATAATTAAAAGGAATCTACAATGGATGTCTCTCAAACAATTCTCTCTGAAATTACAATTTTTAACAAATATGCAAGATATATCCCTGAGCTAGCTAGACGAGAAACGTGGCAAGAGCTGTGCGAGCGCAACATGTCAATGCACATTAGTAAATATCCTATTCTTAAAAAAGAAATTAAACAAGTTTATTCTGACTTTGTTCTACCGAAAAAAGTATTGCCTTCTATGCGGTCTCTTCAATTCGGTGGCAATTCAATCGAATTGTCTAATAATCGTATGTATAATTGTGCATATTTGCCAATAGAACATACCGATGCATTCTCGGAAACAATGTTTCTATTACTGGGCGGCACAGGGGTAGGTTTCGGTATTCAGAAGCACCAAATCGCCAAATTACCAATCGTGATTGGGCCAAAAGATAAGACTCGAAGATTCTTAATCGGTGATTCCATTGAAGGCTGGGCGGATGCAATTAAGATTTTGGTTGAAGCTTATTTTTATAATAAGTCAGACCCTGTGTTTGATTATAGAGATATTCGTCATAAAGGAGCGCGTCTAGTTACATCTGGAGGTAAAGCACCCGGCCCTGCTCCCTTGCGTATTTGTATAGAACAAATACGATCGATATTGACTAATGCGACTGGCAGAAAGTTGCAACCAATTGAAGCACATGATATACAATGCCATATTGCTGATGCAGTTTTATCTGGTGGTATTCGTAGGGCTGCTATGATTTCATTGTTTTCACATGACGATATGGACATGTTATCTAGTAAATCCGGGGCTTGGTGGGAATTGAATCCATCCCGAGGTCGTGCTAATAATTCAGTTGTGCTAGATAGAAAAAATTTGACAGAAGAAGAATTTTTTGATATATGGGAACGTGTAGAAGAATCTGGAGCGGGGGAGCCAGGTATTTTCTGGACTAATGATATAGACTGGGGAACAAATCCTTGCTGTGTTTCAGGTGATACCAAAGTTCAAGTATCATTTAATGGTTGCCCAGTGCAAACAATGAAGTCGTCTGATGTTGTAGAATTAATTAAAGATGGTAATAAAGTTGATATACTTTCATGGAATGGCGATACTGCCATTATGCAACATGTAATTGATGGGAGATTGACTAGAAAGAATGCAGAATTGGTTAAAGTTACTGATACAATTTCTAACAATCATATAATCTGTACTCCAGACCATCGAATATTTACAGAGAATAGGGGATATGTTAGAGCAGACGAATTGTTGTCAACTGATATTTTAAAAGAATACATGCCCCCCGATTCGATAGAGCGTGTAAGATGCAAGAATAATATGATAGTAGTAGAAAAACTCAACTATGTAGAAGATGTATATGATTTTGAAGTAGAAGGGACTCATTGCTTTTATGCGAATGACATTTTAGTTCATAACTGTGAAATTGCGCTGAACCCCTATCAATTCTGTAATGTTACAGAAATTAATGCATCTGATATTATAGACCAGGCAGATTTAAATTCGCGTGCAAAAGCGGCGGCATTTCTAGGAACATTGCAAGCAGGTTATACTGATTTTCATTATCTTAGGGCTGAATGGGAAGAAACAACCAAACGTGAAGCATTGATTGGTGTTGGTATGACTGGTATTGCATCCGGCGCAGTATTAAACCTAGACCTGCGCGCAGCCGCGGCGGCAGTTAAAGAAGAAAATATTCGAGTAGCTGATTTGATTGGTGTCAATCATGCCGCTCGCAATACTACTATAAAACCGAGTGGCACTACGAGCTGCGTGCTGGGGTCTTCATCCGGCATACATGCATGGCATAATGAGTTCTACGTCCGCAGGATGCGGGTAGGTAAGAATGAACCATTGTATTCATACATGAAAGATAATTTTCCTGATTTAGTAGAAGACTGCTATCATAAACCACACATTGAAGCTGTGATGTCGTTCCCTCAAAAAGCTCCAACTGGTTCAATTGTCCGAAGCGAATCATTTATGAACTTGCTAGAACGAGTCAAACGATTCAATATCGAATGGGTGCATGAGGGACATGTTGATGGAAAAAATTATCACAATGTATCTTGCACAATCTCATTGAAAGCAAAGGAATGGGGCAAATGTGGTAGATGGATGTGGAAAAATCGAGATTTCTACACTGGAATTTCTGTTCTTCCGTACGATGGTGGGACTTATATCCAGGCGCCATTTGAAGATATTACTGAAGAAAAATATAATGAAATGATAAAAATTCTTCAACACAATATTGACTTAAGTAATGTTATT